AATAATTACACATTTTATTGTTATTGAATGTGTCTACCTATATCAGCATAAGACACAACTTCTTAAATAATATATTAGACATGAAAATAACCAAGCAAACAGCCTATCGACATACCGTCGCGCAACGGGCGATGCGTATGGAGGAGATCGTGGCATGGGTAAAGGATGAGCGGACGAGGGATAAGCTTGCGCTCTTTCGAGAGAAATTAAGGCGGGCTTATCCCGACAAACGGTATCCGTTTACCCGGAAATTACCTCAGTTGCTCTTTGCCGGAACTTTTCGAAAAGGCGAGTTGAAGGAGTATAATGGCTGGATTTTGCTGGAGATCAATCGATTGAAGAGCATAGAAGAGGCTTTGTCCTTGAAACAAAAAATAGTGGAATATCCGCAGACACTGTTCGCTATGATCGGCTCTAGCGGACGGAGCGTGAAGTTCGTGGTGGCTTATACCTATCCCGACGGGTCGCTTCCCCGTTCGCGTACGGATGCCGAGGTTTTTCATGCGCACGCTTACCGACATGCGCTCAAGACGTATGAGCCTCGCCTTTCTTATCCCATCGAGCTGAAACGTCCGGTGCTGGAGATGGGCTGCCGCCTCAGTTATGATGCCGATGTGTATTACAATCCGGACGCCCTTTCCATTCATCTGGAGCAGCCTGTGGCTATGCCCGACGAAAGCGCCTACCAGGAACGGTTCGAAAAACGGGTACCGGTACTGGTAGAGAGTGCCGGGCAGACGCTTTATGACCAATACCGTTACGTTGCCATCCAATATGAATTCGCTTTGCAGCGGGCTTTGGAGGAACATGGAAGTTTGAGCATAAAGGTGGATTTCAAACCTTTGTTGGTCACTCTTGGAAGACTTTGTTTCGCGGCTGGGGTAGAAGAGGAGGATTGTGTGAAGTGGACGATGCTTTATTTGGGGAATCTGATCTCGGAAGTGGAGATCCGGGAGACCTTGAGGCAGTCGTATCGGTTAGCCTCCGATTCGGACTTTGGTTGTACGTCCCTTTACAAGCCGGAGCAACTACAGAGCTTGAAAATGGAGGAGTTTATGAACCGCCGTTACGATTTCCGGTACAATCTGATGTCTGGCGGACCGGAATATCGGGAGAAAAACACCTTCTGTTTTGACTATCGCCCCGTGACGGATCGTGTGCTGAACAGTATCGCCTTGAATGCCCAGAAAGAAGGATTGCAGCTATGGGACAGGGATGTACGGCGTTTTGTCTTTTCAGATCGCATCCCGGACTATGCGCCTATCGAGGACTATTTGACCCGCTTGCCCGTGTGGGATGGCAAGGATCGCATCCGTCCGCTGGCCGCACGCATCCCTTGCGACAACGTACGGTGGGAACAGTTGTTTTACACTTGGTTCCTGTCGATGGTAGCGCATTGGCAGGGGCGTGATAAACAGCATGGCAACAGCCTTTCCCCGCTCTTGGTGGGCGGGCAGGGATGCGGGAAGTCCACGTTCTGCTTCAACCTGTTGCCACCGGACTTGAATAAGTATTACACGGACAGCATCGATTTCAGCAAGAAGCGGGATGCCGAGCTGTATCTTACTCGTTTCGGATTGATCAATATTGATGAGTTCGACCAAGTGAGCGCGAGGCATCAAGGCTTCTTGAAGCATCTGTTGCAGAAGCCGGTCGTAAATGTGCGCAAGCCTCATGCTACGCAGGTGGAATCGGTGAAACGTTACGCTTCCTTTATCGCTACGAGCAACCATACGGATTTGCTGGGCGATCCTTCCGGCAGCCGCCGTTTCATTTGTATCGAGGTGAAAGGGATGATAGACAATGCCCAGCCTATCGATTATCTCCAGCTCTATGCGCAAGCGGTTGCCGCCTTGAATAATAACGAGCGTTATTGGCTGACGCATGAGGAAGAGGTCTCGCAGATGCAAGCGAACGAGGCGTTTCAACAACGTCCTTTGTTCGAGGATCTGTTTTTTCAATATTATCGTCCCGCTTCGCATAAGGAGGAAGGTTTGAAGATCTCTGCCGGAGAGATCTACCTATCGCTGCAAAAAAAGAGCGGCGTAAAACTTCCGATGAGCAATGTCTCCGTCTTTGGTCGTTTCTTGAAAAAGATAGGGATTAAGACGCAGTTAGCGAGTAGGGGACGGTTGTATTTAGTGGTCGAAAAGTAGTAAATGGTGGTAGATGTAAGTTGTTGGTGGTAGATGTTTTATTATCTACCACCATTAGATAAGTGATTTATAGATAGGGACTTTTAAGGGTAATGGTAGATGTGGTAGATGATTTCGCATTATTTAAATTCATACACATCTTATGGGATACATCCCCAGCTTTCAGCTATAAACCGCGATAATAATTTATCCCACTTCTGGATCTTCCCAAACACCTGTTTTGTTCATTCGATAGCTTCTCTCTATCTTTTGGGAAGAGTCTGCCTCCAGCGCATAGAGTATTTCACGACAGAACTCCAGAGTTGCAAATCCGTTGGCGGTAATAATGTTTCCGGCTCTGACAGCCGGTTCATCCATATAAAGATTTTCACCTGTATAATTAACCCCCGCAAATTGTTTGAGGTAATCCAATCCGTTGCTGGTATGATTTACATGGTTCAAGAAACCGTGTATACCAAGAAAAACGGAGGCGTTACAAATACCGGCCACCAGCCTCTTCTTCTCGATGGCCTCTTTTACCAGAGGAACAATGGCTTCGGCTTCCGGGGTGAACCAGCTCATGCCACCTATTAATACGATTCCTGCATAATCGGCCGGAATGTCATTGATTCCATAGTCGGGGAGCACCTTGAATCCTCCGATAGATACAACTGGCTCTTTCCTGACAGATACGGTTTTAACTATATATTTGCTTTCACTTCCGGGTTCAACACCTGCATTGAGGTTTGGAGCGATATAAGCTCCTTCCCAATCGGCAAAGTCTTTTAACAAGACGAATAGAATTTCTTTTTTCATTATTTATTGTATTTATCGAAGTTATACTTCTTTCTAATCTCGTTTTGCTCGTCAGGCGAAAGAGATTTGAAATATCCTTTCCAGCCTGGGCAGAAGTTTATGTGCCAACGCCAAAAGCGTCCCATTAATGACTGAGGGCTTTTATCGTATTTTTTCCTTAGGGGGCAGTTGTTGCAGTTACTTTTTTGCATGGATGTTACAGAATGCTTGTTGTTTACAAAGGTAATGCTTTTATTGGAATTGCTTTATTTCAATCTTTGTTTATTATGATAATATACCCCATCTGATATAATTGCCAATATTTATCGTAATTTTGCATTATTCGTGAAGATGGTAGTTGTTATGAGCATCCTCATTGGTTTGAATTGGCAAAGAATAAATGGGCGCAGGTTTATAAAACTACGGGAACTCCATGTAGTTGTTGGATGTGTAGAGGGGAGGAGTACGACCGCAAAGGATATAAGCAAGAGACTTTGCGTATTATCAAAGAATCAGAATATTAGATGTTTAATGAAAAGAAAGAAAAGATGTTGAAAGGTAAAACAGTTCTTGATGGTTTGTAAGTGTTTAATAGAGCCGTACACCGTTATAGGCTCAAAAATCTTACAAACAATGAGTAGAAGTAGAAAAGTAACCTTATGAGAAAAGTTAGAAAGAATACAGCAACTAGACAGGTCATTCATATTGTCGGTGAAGGATTGACTGAATTATTCTATTTCAACCATTTGAAAAAGTTGCTTGGTTATAGGTACTCTATTTCTCCACGTCTGTTTGACAATAATAGTGTTATAAAGCTATCAAAAAGTTAGCGAATAGTTGATTGGTTCTCAAGAAAATTCAGTATTTTTGCACTCACAATTGAATAAAAGCATTAAAAAAATTACAATGCTGCAGAATAGAATGAACATATTAGTAAACACATTATGTCGAAGCACAGTATGCTTTGAGCGTATGTCGTATGTTCATACTTTAGGCATTGGGTCATTCGGTAAATTCAAAAACACTTTCCAGCGAACGTTTTATAGACAGGTAGGAGTACATTAGATGCAGGTATTCCTATTAAAAAGATAAATTGAAGCCGTTGAAAAGTCCTTACTAAATTTTTCAACGGCTTTGTTTTTGCCCATTGGTGACGTTCGCATTATGCGCTCTACTCCGTCATTTCCGTCCATGGGCATTGAAAACTTCAGTTTTATTAACCAGCGCAGTGATGTGCATAAAAAAAGAAGATTATGGATTACAAATTCAACGGAAGCGGGGTGTTCTTTACATCCGATACCCACTTCAATCATACCAATATCATCAGGTTCTGTAGCAGACCATTCAAGGATGTAGAACACATGAATGAAACACTTATTGCCAACTGGAACCGTGTGGTCGGTCCGGATAATATCGTATTTCATCTTGGCGACTTCTGTCTTGGTGGCTCTGCTGAATGGACAAAGATACTCAAAAGGTTGAATGGGAAAATCTATCTCATAGCCGGTAATCATGACATGAAGAACTTGAGGCAGAATTATACAAAATATTTCGAACTGATCACGATGCAAATGTACATCGAGGTGGATAAACAGAAGATTTATCTGAATCATTGCCCATTCCTTTGCTATAGCGGCTCATACGATGATACCTGGCAGCTTTTCGGCCATGTGCATACAAGCAGGAATAACACCGGAAAAGATAAGCCTCGCCTTCAAATGCTTTTCTCTACACAATATGATGTGGGAGTTGACAATAACGACTTCACTCCGGTTTCATTCGCACGGGTAAAGACTATCATAGAGAAACAGGTTGAACTATCAAAGAAATGAGAATACAATACATGAATGATCTGCACCTATGCCCACTTTTCAGGTAGTTGCGCCTTGTCATAAAGATTCGGTGCTGAACAGTGCCTTTGCGAGTGACTATGGAGACTTGATGAGCAACGACCGGATTGATGTCTGGATTCACATACGAATATTGATGCAGAGATTGGTGGAACCAAAGTATTATCCAATCAGATGGGATATGTTTTCCAGAACGAGCATCTTATGAATGGGTTTAATTCGGGAAAGTATGAAAATAAAGAAGATTTTTTTCGGGATTGGCATTCATTCAACCCGATGGAAACACGCTGGTTTCATGTCGCTTCCATATACATGGAGCGAAGAGCAATCCGGTTTACAGACCGGAAATATACCCGTTTCGTTGTTTCAAATTATTCTTCGTATGTTTCGGATAATAATGAATACTATAACGATGAATGGAGCAGGGAAACTATTACCCGTATTTTTGCCTATCTGCGCAGACTGGTGGATGCCATTATTAGTGTATGAGTCGTTCTACAGAAATTTGCCTGTCAGTAAATACAACCAGACTGAACAGACTTATGGCCCTAATGAATTGCATGACGTAGCTTATTATAATCGGATGAAGTTTGCAAAAATTGATGAGCAGTACGATATTGATAGTCCGGATGATTTCATCTGGTTTGCCAAGGATCATTATGGAGAACTGGGGCTTTCCTGCCTGAATATCTTTGCATCAGATACAGAACGGTCAGGATGGGTGATTGTCGTTTCCAACAGTTATTCTGCGAATGCCGGTCTCGCCATTGAAGTTGCCACAGCTCTGTATAAGTCCGGTGTTCCATTAATAATCTACGATGCCGACAAGCTTCTGAAGATTCTTGAGGAAGAAGATTATGTCAGGTTGGTTCCTTATTCATACCATAACTATATGGGCTATCAGGAGGAAGGCTCCGTTTATGAGCTACCGTGGGAATATGAATGTAGTGAAGATAGCGGATCATCTCTGACTGCTGAGCAATACAAAGAGATTGTCTCGTTTGCTGAATGGCAGGAAGAGGAGAGGGTGAAGGTAGACTAATGTCATATTTCATATGTTAACGCACATCTGGCAATCCGTTTGGTTAGTCAGTAACATGCAAATTATCGGCACTGATTCGAAATAGTACCGATAATTTGCATAATTCTGATATTTCAAATATGACTTAATCAAATTCTAACTAACAGGCATTGTTCGATGCAATAGAATTCCCTACGATAGATGAAAGAATAAGAAATCTTTCTAATATGATGGATTGGATGAGATATCTTCCAGCAGTTTCACTAGATGGAGATCAAGAATAGTATTCAATAACGAAATAATAAGTTGTAGAGTAATGGTGTAAGATTCTATTAGCATATCGAGGATAATTTCAATAAACTTGGAGTTCGTTGATAACAACTTCTAGAGTTGCTGAAATAATTAACGAGGATATTTTTCTAACATTCTAAACGGAATATCATTTGTAGTAACTTTAGCTATAGATATTTTGTTTATATTTAGCTGTATATCATTATTATAACATTTGTATGTATTCACAAATAAGAGATCCAAACAGCTTTATGAAATGATAATTGTCGATGCAGCATATTAGACCAATTGACTACCAATAGTTTGAGACTTAAATGGTAGGAAAGTCTGATTTTGCTCCTTTTTCTGCGCTGAACTTTTGCAAAGATAATGCGTTTTTCCGGTACAAGGAAACAAATGAGAAGACTTTGATAAAAAAGGTGATTTTGGGTGCAAATTTGTAAGTCTTTCAATGATATTTACGAAAGATGTTGTAGGGTGTTTCATCTGTTATTATGTTGTGATTATACCGCAGATTATTTCTCCAAGATTGAATACGAAGTGACTTATACCGATTGCTGGCGAAAAGAAAAATCAGTCGGGTAAATCTTCCTTTTCCCTCTGTTTGACTTAACTTTATTGCCCGTGTATATAATAACGGTCATTAAAGTCAAGTTGAGTATCTTTTTCTTTTGGCAAGCCAATAATTATGCGCATTCGTTGGCTATTTCAAAACATATTACTACTTTTGTATTGTAAATGTCAATATAGTGCATATAATGGCGATATATAGTATTTAATCATCAGTATAGTGATATATAAATATGAAAGATTTGTTTGAATACTCCACTCCTGAGCTAGTACGCATGTTGGGTACTCGTTTTAAGGAATATAGAATGCGATGCAGTCTGACACAAAAAGAAGTGTCGGAATTGTCAGGTGTCGGGCTTACTACCATACACAAGTTTGAAAATGGTACGGCAGGCAACCTTTCATTGTCAACATTTATTCTCTTGTTGAAGGTGGTAGGTCAGATTAATTCTTTAGACGATATTTTGCCGGAATTGCCCGAATCGCCTTATCTTATGCGTGAAAATGAGAAAAAAGCGCAACGAATCAGACACTCTAAATAAGACATACAGATATGATGAAGTCGTTAAAAATAATGCTTTGGGATGAAGAAATCGGTCGCTTGGCTTGGGATGAACGCCGACATCTTTCTTATTTCACATATAATCCCGATTTTATCAGAAAAGGATTGAATATATCCCCTTTAGTTGCACCTGTTGATGGTACCAGAGGGCTGTTGCCTGTTTGGGGTGAAGAAGCCAAGATTTACCAGAAGCTTCCGGCATTTGTCGCAGACTCACTGCCTGATGCCTGGGGTAACCAGTTGTTTGATTTATGGCGGCAGCAGCAAAAAATATCCAATTCAGAGATAAATCCGTTGGATAAGCTCTCGTTTATAGGCAGAAGAGGAATGGGTGCGTTGGAATTTATTCCGGAAACTAACAGGGAGCGCCGAATAGAAAAGATAGATGTCAAGTCGTTGGCGGATTTGGCAGAACGCATTTTCGTAGAAAGGGAGAATGCCCGTATTATGCCGGAGGAGTCCATAACCATGCAATCTTTGTTGACTGTAGGTACATCCGCTGGGGGACGTCAGCCGAAAGCGATTATTGCGATAAACAGAGAAACAGGAGAGATACGAAGCGGTCAAATTGCAACTTTGGAAGGATATGACTATTATCTTCTCAAATTTGGTAACTCCGAATATTGTTCGGCAGAATTAGAAATGACTTATTATAAGTTGGCAACTATGGCAGGTATCAATATGATGCCGTCAATGTTATATTCGGTGGATGGAAACAATCATTTTTTAACCAGACGGTTTGATCGTAATGGTGGAAAAAAGATTCATACACAGACTTTGGCAGCCATATATCCCGATGCAGAGAGTTATGAGCAATTGATATCTGTTTGCCGTAAGCTCCGTCTGCCTGATGCGGATTGTCAGGAAGTATTCCGAAGAATGGTCTTCAATATTCTGTCGAATAACACAGACGACCATAACAAGAACTTTTCATTTATTATGAATGAAGATGGTGCCTGGCGTCTTGCTCCTGCATACGATATTACCTACATCATTGACAGGGGCGGTTATTTGCCGAACAAGGAGCATTGCATGTATATTCGAGCCAAACTGTATGACATTACACGCTCGGATGTTATTGAATTTGCCCGTGATAACGGAATTCGTCGTCCCGATGCTATCATCAGAGATGTCGTTTCCTCATTGAAACAATTCCGTACAATAGCAGTTGAAAATGGGGTATCGGAGTCGTGGATAGGCAGAGTTGAGTCAACTATCGCCAACCACCTGAAAGCATGGGACGAATGGGAATGCGAAGCCGAAGATGCTGCAATGGAAATCGATGGACACACCATCAGCAATATGCGTGTTGAGCAAACTTATAAAGGGAATTACCATCTGCTGGCAAGCATTGATGGCGTAGAAAGGAAATTTGTGATAAATAAAAAGAATGCAGACTTTGCCTGTATAGAACAAATTGGTTTGGCAAATCTTACGACTGAGTATTTGAAAACTCTGGTGGAAAAATGTTTTAATCTGTAAGGTTAAGTTATGCTGACCAAAAGAAAACCCCTTTGCAATGAGGATGCTGGGTGATCATTACGATGTTTGCGTTACGATAATTATGTAATGGTAAAAATCAGTATTTTCAGTTATTCGAAAAATTCAAATAACTGAAAATACTCTATCACAACATATCATATAATATGCAAAACCGAGCTATTTTGTTTACTATATGATACATTGAGGTCTTAAAGCATATCACCAAGACAATATTTGCTACAAGACTAGGAACTTGCCCGGCTCAAAACCATTGGCAATATGTTCGTTCTCAAAGACATACCCCAACTGATTGCAAACGACCTTTGTTCCGTTTATCTCAGCATCAATGTTGGTATGCGAATGACCATAAATCCACGCATCAATGCGACTGTCGACAATAAGCCTACTCAGTTCAGTTGCAAATGCACTATTCAGCACAGAACCCTTATGGTGAGGAGCGACTACCTCCAATGTTGGAAGATGATGCGTTACCACCACAATGTGTTCTGCATCGCTTTCTGCCAGACTTTGTTTGATAAAATCCAAACAGAAACTGTGCATCTTATTGAATTCCTCTGTCTGGAGCAATTTGCCATTATACATTATCTGCCGAAAGTCGTTCATGCCTTTCCATACAAAATATTCGTCAGATGGAGATATTCGAGACCACAAAGTGCTCATGATAAAGTCGGTATCATCAATCCGCACTACCTTATTCTGATAATATCCTACATTCTTCTTGAACATCCAATTCCATTGCAATCCCTTGTCCATCACATCACAATAATTGTAATACTCGTGGTTTCCGGGCACGATGAACACCTGACGATAATTCTCAGATGCCCATTTCCAGAAATTAGCCAAAGGTGCAACTTTGTTTTTCAAATAGAATATATCTCCGGCAAGCACCAGTACATCACCCGTTACAGGCAATTCATTATGTTTCATCCACCTGCTGTTATCGCTGAACTCCAAATGCAGGTCGCTCATGTATTGTATCTTCATATCACTGTCCTCCTTTTTCTATTTGTTTGGTAATAATTCTTTTAACCTGTTCAAATGAAACAGGGGTAAAGGTGTTGTTATCAACTCCGACATCGTATTGTGTCGGATAGAGATACTTAAGCCTGGCAGCGTCAATTCCGGTATTGTTCTCCCTTGTGTGAACATGCCCGAACGGTTGCCACACATCCTTGTATCCACCATCAAAGCATAAAAAGGGATAATGATTCAGATATATCCTCTGCTTGCCGATTTCTATGTGCATCTGCATTGCTACATGCTCAAATCTGTCAATGTAACCTTGGCGTATATTCTTCAAATCATGGTTGCCCATAATCAGATATATCTTTCCGTTCAACCTGTCAAGGATTTTACTCCATTCGGCCGAACCGCCAAGACAGAAATCACCCAAGTGAAACACGATATCATCTTGCCCGACTACGTTGTTCCAATTGGAAATTATAGTTTCATTCATCATTTCCACATCCTTGAACGGTCTGTTACAGAAACGAATGATATTCCCATGATAAAAATGGGTGTCAGATGTAAAGAACACCTTACTGCCGTCAAATTTGTAGTTTGCTTTCGCACAGCTTTTTTCCGCCTCACCAATTGAAACAAATTTCATTGGATTCGGCTTAGTCAAAAGGTTCATTTCTTTTAAATTTATGTACATCACTGCACGTTAATAATCTGGTTACTAACAGCCCATAAGACGGAAATGGCAGAGGAGCATCACAAAGGCAACTGTCACAAATGGGCATAACAAAAAAAGTTGGAAAGTTTGGTAAGGACTCTCCAACTATTCAGTTTCTATTCTCTCAAAGTACAATAAAGTACTTGCTATGTTCGCTGGAAAGTATTTACTCTACGAGGTTCAATGCGTGAAACATGAACACTCGACACGGATTCAGTGCGTTTGTTGCTCAGAATTACGGTTGTTGGTAATATGTTCATTCTGTTTCTTTGCATCGTTAATGTTTATATTGTCTCAAAAGCGGTGCAAAATTAGTAAATAAATCCCAATCACACACCATTTTACATTAAATTCTTTTGCCGTGCAGAAAATACTTGGCTCAAAATTTTGTGTTATGCTGTAAAAACATTATGTTTGCATAGCATAATAAATCGTAATATGAACTTCGTTGATAGAATAGAAGAAACAGCACGGCTGAGGGATGCTCTTTCAAGAGAGAAGTCCTCGTTGGTCGTAGTGTACGGTCGCAGACGGTTGGGCAAGTCAACACTTATCAAAAGGGTGTTGTCGGACGGTGATGTATATTTCCTTGCCGACCGTTCCGAAGGGCAACATCAAAGAACTTTGCTTGCAAAGGTGGTAGCGCAAGTATTTCCTGATTTTGATAAGCTGACTTATCCGGATTGGGAGTCTCTGTTTCGTGCGGTCAATTATCGCACAGACAAGCGTTTCACGTTATGCTTGGATGAATTTCCATATCTTGTGGAGCAATCCCCGGAACTGCCGTCAGTGTTGCAGAAACTTGTTGATGAGAAGCAGTTGAAGTATAATCTTGTACTTTGCGGTTCATCGCAAAATATGATGTATGGACTGTTTCTTGATTCTACTGCACCTCTCTATGGCCGTGCTGATGAGATAATGAGGCTTACGCCGATACGTTTGCCGTATATTCAGGAGGCTTTGGACCTTGACGCTGTGAGTTCCGTTGAAGAGTATGCTGTATGGGGCGGTGTACCTCGTTATTGGGAACTAAGAGAAAACAGAAACTCACTTTCCGATGCCTTGTGGCACAATATCCTTTCGATAAATGGGACTCTTTACGAGGAACCGATAAAACTGTTTCAGGATGATGTGAAGGATATTGTCAAGACTTCTACAATCATGTCCTATATCGGCTCCGGTGCAAATCGTCTTTCTGAGATTGCTGCCAGATGTAATGAGCCTGCAACTAATCTGTCACGTCCGTTGAAGAAACTTATTGACCTCGGATTTTTAGAGAAAGATGTTCCGTTCGGAATTGACGAAAAGAATGCGAAAAAGAGCCTATATAAGATTGCAGACCCATTTATGGCATTCTATTATCAGTTTGTTGTACCAAACCGTTCGTTCATCGAGCTTGGTCGTCGTTTGCCATTAGAACAGGCTTTGGCAGCCCATTTCCCGGAGTATGTGAGTATGCATTGGGAAAAACTATGCAGGGACGCTGTAACGGGAAATATGGTCAATGGAATTGTTTACGGTAAGGCAAAGCGCTGGTGGGGACCGGTTCTCAATGAGGATAAGAAGCCGGAACAAATAGAGATTGATGTGATGGCCGAGTCGCTTGATAAAAAATATTTGTTAGTTGGCGAGTGCAAATGGACAAATCATGAAAATGGCAAACAACTTACAGCCGAGCTTCTCCGTAAAGCCAACCTGCTGCCATTTGCCAAGAATTACAAGATTCTCCCTGTCTTATTTCTTAAGAATGCACCGAAAGATGATGTCGGGAATGCGATGTTTCCGGAAAATATTGTTGAGTTGATGAAATGAATTGACTAAATTAAAGAACTATGAGTGGCGGATATTTTGATAGGAGCACATACGCAATGCACGAGATAGCAGATACTATTGAGCGCGATATTGCGAGGGCATTGAAACCTAAACCTGAGAAAATTCAAGAGGACTATTGGACTATTTACGAGAAAGATTGCTTTGGCTCATACCATAGTTATAGAACTTATATGGATTTTGGATGTTATGATGATGCGGAATCTTTTCTTCTGAGAGATAAAACCATTGTCAAGGTAGAACAAAAATATGCAGACCGACGATTCTTTGATGATGGGGTAATATTCCAATCAACAAAGCGATATATGTCAGATGTTCCTGATGACGAACAGATTCCGGTATTGTACTCAATCCATCATTGTTATTATGACCATTATCCGTATAATGCTGATGTATTGGAACTATCGAATGAGACGATTGGTGCGATGAAGGAGGCATATCGGCAAATTCGTATAGCAGAGATATATGCTACTCGTGTAGATTGGATGATGAGTGGTGATGATAGCGAAGAGAGCTTCCGTGAACGCATCAAGGAAGACTTGGAGGTGTTTGAAAAGGAATATGCCACTAAAGACTGGACTTTTCTCGATGAAGATGACGAATAAAAGTAATAATCTATACAATGAAATCAAATTATGTGGAATAGACATTGTGTTTATGCGGCATAATGCTTTTATGTAAGATATTATATGATATTCTTATCATGTTATTTTGAATATTATCTTTTTATGTTTAACTTTGTACTTGAAAATATAACACGAAGCAATATGGCGAAAATAGAATGCTCAAACCGATTGCGTGTAGTTCTAGCGGAAAAAGAAATAACCAATCGTTGGCTGGCAGAACAGATGGGCGTTACCGATATGACAGTGTCACGATGGAAGACTAATAAAGTACAACCATCAATGGCTCAGTTTGTAGAAATTGCCCAACTGCTAAAAGTGGATATAAAAGACCTTATAGAGGCCGATTTTAATTATGAAGTAGAATGAGTGGACAAAAAAAATATACATTTATAGATTTATTTTCAGGGTGTGGAGGCCTTTCAGAGGGTTTCATGTCATCTGGACATTTTCGAAGTCTTGCCCATATTGAATGGGAACTTCCTATGGTTCAAACATTAAGAAAACGCTTAATCCAAAAATGGGGTGAAACGGAGGAAGAAGCAAATAAGAAAGTGGTTTTATTTGATATACAGAAGACAGATGAATTGATAAATGGACAATGGTCAGAAGAATCTTTGTGTAAATATGGTAAAGATAATTCGGGGCAAGTGCTGAGTGGCTTAAAGACGATTATAGGTAGCGAGGCTGTTGATTTCATTATCGGAGGCCCACCTTGCCAGGCTTATTCTATTCATGGCAGAGCCACAGATAAAAACTCAATGAACGATGATTATAGAAATTATTTGTTTGAAAGTTTTGTCAAGGTGGTTGATTATTTTCGTCCCAAAGCATTCATTTTTGAAAATGTAACAGGAATGTTGAGTGCAAAGCCTGGTGGTATACCTGTTGTGCAGCGAATATATCAGGCTTTCAAAAATATAGGTTATGTGACATTGCATCCCGATGACTTCAAAAACGCTGTGTTTGATGCTTATAATTACGATGTTCCACAACATCGAGAAAGAGTCATATTAATTGGAATTAAGCAAGATGAAGGGTTCTCTATAGATAATTTTTATGCGAATCTGTCTCAGTGTGTATCAGGCACCCATAAAACGGTAAGAGATGCCATAGGTGCCCTGCCGCCACTTTATCCATTGGATCAAGTTGTTAAAAACAAAGGACGATATGTATCACATCAATGCAATGGAAAAGATGTATATCATACTCCTAGACATTGTAGTGCGAGAGACATTGAAGTGTTTAAAACATGGATAGGAAATAAAATGAACTATTGCACTCAACAGGAAGCTATTGACTTTTATAAGCAGATTACAGGGAAAGATACATTATACCGTAAATATCGTAATCTGGAATGGGATAAACCAGCACCTACAGTTGTTGCCCATCTTCAAAAAGACGGCTTTATGTTTATTCATCCAGACATAAATCAGGCAAGAAGTATAACGGTACGTGAAGCGGCATTGTTAATGACGTTTCCGAAGGATTATCAATTTGTTGGGAATAGAGCCTATTGTTATAAAATGATTGGGAATGCAGTACCTGTCAATTTTGCAAAGGCTATAGCTCAATCATTATATTTAACATTGGATTGAAATGGCAAATATATTAATAGCGTGCGAAGAAAGTCAGGCTATATGCAAGGCGTTTAGAGATAGGGGGCACAATGCGTATAGTTGTGATATACTCGAATGTAGTGGAGGGCATCCTGAATGGCACTTTAAACAGGATGTTCTTAAAGTTATACCAGAATGTGGTGGTACATTGGAGAATGGAGAAACATATTTTTTACCTAAAGGTGAAATGTGGGATTTAATGATTGCCCATCCTCCATGTACGTATCTTTCTGTAAGTGGAGCAAGATGGTTGTATCATCCGGAAGATTCTCACTTACCAATAGAAGAAAGAAGAGAACATCCACATCATATAGGAAGAAGGCAGTTGAAAAAGGAAGCAATAGAGTTTTTTATGGAGTTTACAAAGACCAATATAAAGCATTGGGCTATAGAAAACCCTGTAGGGTGTATGAACTCTGAGTATCGAAAACCAGACCAAATTGTTCAGCCATTCTGGTTCGGAGATTCAGCTTCGAAAAAAACTTGTCTGTGGTTACACAATTTACCGTTATTACAGCCTACTAATATGGTAGATGAAGGTCCTCGTGTGGTTCTTTCTAGTGGTCGGTCATTGCCCAAATGGTATTCTGACTCCTTTAACACTAAGATTTCAACAGAAGAAAGAAGACGATTAAGAAGTAAAACATTCCCGGGTTTTGCAGAAGCTGTTGCGGAACAATGGGGTAAATACATAGAGCTATGATTTACATTTCAAAATTTCGTTCAAATGATTTGAATCCTTCAAAAGGGAAACAGATCGAATTTAATAAAGGTGTAGTAGATAAATTTTTCAACTTCACAGGTAGTGAGCATATTGTAGATTTTGAATGCCATTCTGTTTTAAACCCTAATTTGAAGGAAGATATTCATGTCGAATTTAAGTTGAGTCCATCGCGAGGCGATTATAAAATATATCAAAATAGTGATGGAACTAAGGATTTGAAAGATTTCTTTCTTGATACTCTCCATTTGGAAAGTGACAAAAATCTTGATGACTATTTTGCTATCAAGAAGAAAAACTCTACAAAATACATATTGTACTATTTGCCGAAGGATATAATCTTTAGTAATTTCTTTTCAATAGCGGCTAATGATCAGATCTTATTTATATCCGAGAAATCAGATGAAGTAAAAAATGAAGAATCAGATATACCAAAGTCTCGTCAAATAATATATTATGGCGCACCAGGAACCGGTAAGTCGCATAAAATTAAGGAAGCACTTGGTGAATATGAGGATTGTCCGGTGGATAAGAAAGTGCCGAAGGCAAACATCTTTAGAACAACCTTTCATCCAGACAGTGATTATTCAACTTTTGTTGGAGCATACAAGCCGACTAAGGGGAAGCGACCTTTGTATGGCTTGAACGGAGGCCTTACTGTACGATTGAATGACGGTGAGGATTTGAACGAAGATGTTATCACTTACAAATTTATCCCTCAGGCTTTTCTGAATGCATATATGCGTGCTTATCAGACCGAGGATAAGGTGTACCTGATTATTGAGGAAATCAATAGGGGGAATTGTGCGCAGATTTTCGGGGATTTGTTCCAATTGCTTGATAGGGATGAAAATGGCAAGTCAGAATATACAATCAAGGCTGATGCTGATTTGAAATCTTTTTTGGAAGAGAAGCTTGGCGAAGATAATCCTGGAATAAAAGACGGAGAACTTTGTCTGCCGTCAAATCTGTATATCTATGCTACCATGAACACTTCCGATCAATCTCTATTCCCGATAGACAGCGCATTCAAGAGACGTTGGGACTGGGAGTATGAGCCGATTAAGTATAAGAATACAGATTGGGTTATTGATATTGATGGGGTGAAATATAGATGGTGCGATTTCCAAAAAGAAGTCAATACACATATCTTAAAAGATACTAGTTCTGAAGATAAGATGTTGGGGGATTATTTTGTCAATCCGCCGGCAAAGGTCATATCCTACAACCTGTTTAGAAACAAGATATTGTTCTATTTGTGGAATGATGTCTGCAAAGATGGCGATGCCGATATATTCCCTACAGATACAGATTTCTCTTTCTCAAAATTGTATGATGACGATGGCAAGCAACTCGTTGTTTCGATGATGAACAAGCTAAATTTGACGCCGATTAACGGTGAACATGTAGAAAGTGATGAAGATGATAATGACATATTTGACGGTGACGACAATGATACATCCTCTATTCGATATTCTATTAATGACGGTGAGCGATTTCAAAAAACCAATCTTGCCTCAGAGCTATTCAAAGAATATATTAGGCTTTATCCAGATTCCTCTGTAGAAGAAATTATTTCAAATTGGCAAAACTTAAAATGTAAGAAGCCGAAACATTTGATTGAGAATGAAGTAGGTTATCAGAGTTATATTAAACAATCCAAGGGCGATAAAACCAAGAATGAAAATAGATTCGAGCAAATTGATTTTAAAGGGCAAAAGGTATACTTGTGGAAAGGTTGGGGAGATGGAATTCATGATAATATAACTCCATTTATAGAATGTGTAAATGCAGTTGATTGGGGTATTACAATTAAGCGTGTTTAGGTTATGCTGCTGTTCATTGAAGGATACCCATATAGTCTGAACGATATTGTCAAGAATAATCTGACGGTCAGAGACATACTCAAAGATGTTGTGTCAGTTCCTGTAAAGGAGGACAAATATTCTTTCGGGTATGTCGGGTATTGTTATAGTAAGACAGTAAAAGATGTTGTATTCTTCTTGCCCAAAGTAGTATTGACAGGTGAGATAAACGAGGAAAGTGGGGATGATACGATATTCGGTGCTTCGCCACAGGAAATAATAGATTTTGAGTCCGATACGGTAAAAGCCAAGTTTACGGAAGAAGGTTGTAAGGAATACAAGGAATTCCTGTCCACTCTTTCGATTTGGATATATCGGACAATCAGTGTGTATAAGCAGACCCACAACGACAATATACTTGAAAGCAAGGAATATCAGTCCGAAAGCAGAGGGCGAAAACAGAAACACAATACCTTACTTGATGTAATAATAGCACTGAGAGATTTCAACAGAAACAATCAGGACTATTTTACTTTCGTGGCCAAGAACGTTCATTCCGGTTATAACAAAATCGACTGGAACAAGACCATAGCTTCAGCACAAGCCATCATACAAAATGGAAGCCCTGTTTACATCGAGCCGGTAAACAGGAAGAAAATGGTGAACTTTGACGAAGAGCTGCTTGTCATATATTTCTCCATTTTGAATTACATTCGAGAGACACATGGTTTCTCTTTTGAAATCAATATCCAGTATCCTCTTATCAGCTGCGAGAAGTTGAAGAAGTCCTATATAGGCAGGAATCTGGGATGCCGAAGACTGAAACAAATCAAGTACAAATATTTCTCGGACAAGGCTCTTCGGATATGGGATTTGTGTTACGCTTTCTTTGACAGGGAGTATAGGATTGCGATGAACAGGCAGTCGGAGGACTATTTGCTGGCAAAAGATTTCGAGCACATTTTTGAAGTCATGATTGACACTCTGGTAAGTGGTAATGACAAGCAAAATCTGCCAAAAGAACTGACGGAACAAAGAGACGGCAAGCTGGTTGACCACATGTTTGTCGGGCAAGGACTTATCGAGCAGTCTGATTTGACTTCCGAACTCACTTATTACATTGGAGACAGCAAGTATTACAAACGTTCCAAGAATGACAGAACACAACTTGGCGACAAATCGATATACAAGCAATACACATACGCCAGAAATGTCATTCAGTGGAATATGAATCTGTTTTTGGACGGTGACGGTAACGGAGCGCATCCTCAGTTAAGGGATGCATTGACTGAAGGATATAATCCTATCCCCAATTTCTTTATCAGTGCCCGGATTCCTAACAAAAAGACTGGTGGAGGCAAATTTCTGTCCTTTGATGATAAGGAGTTGAAAGCGCAGGATGGTGGAGTACAGTTGAACCGCCAATTTGAAAATCGTCTGTTTGACAGGGACACGCTGCTGTTGTGCCACTATGATGTTAACTTTTTGTACATCGTATCGTTGTATGGTCGCAACAATAAGAGTGCGCAAGCGGCATGGAGAGAGTATGTCCGCAATGAATTCAGGAATAAGATTCAAGGCACACTCAACCAATTGTATACTTTTCGTATCATCCAGCCACGTAAAGGAATGGATTGCTATCAGTTCCTGAAAGAAAACTTCAGTCAGCTAAACGGAAAGCTTTATCGTTCTATGTCGAATAAGAACTACTTGGTTCTTGCTTTGATGAAAGATGATGAAGAAAGCAAGGGGCTTTGGAAACGGCTAAAGGTTAGGGATGCTGTTATAAAAGATGAAATTGCAGAAAATGAATCTGCACTACAAAACGTACAAACCCATTTTTATGTGAGTGAAGCATTCGAACTTACTACGGAATTACAGATAGAAAATATTCCTAATGTAGGCACATTGGAACAATTACCACAGCAATCAAAGAAATCAGGAGTATTGATGGTAATGATGGAAAATTATGAAATGAAAAGTCCCAAGTTCCTTCCTGCTGGGAAGATTGCTATTGGTATCAAATATACAAGAGACGGTATAGAAATTGTAGAAAATCTTCAATCTATAGGATATGTACTATTCCACACTCGTAAGGATATGGATCAGCATCTGTTTCCTGCAACGAATATCCGTCTTGTAAAATTTGCAGAGGAAGTACCTACAAATATCTACAAAAATGTCTCTACTACAGAGATGTACGTCTTAGTCGTTTTTGATAATTTAAGCGAGTTGGATAGTTCATCTATCCATTCAGCGAAGAAAGCATATACTCCAACAACAAGGTATGATGCTCAATATACGGAAATAAATGAAATTTTAACTATCAAATAACATAGATATGGTAATCAAGCAAATACAAGTTAAGAACTTTCGTTTGTTGAAAGAGTTCACGATGGAAATGGAGGATGAGCTTTCTCTTGTCATAGGGAAAAACAATGTCGGGAAGACCTCGTTACTTGTGATACTTGACAAATTCTTGAATCAGGGAGATCGCAAAGGATTTCAATACAATGACTTCAATTTGGATTTTCGTTGCCAATTGAAAGATTTGATAGAAAAGGATATAGTTGATGATACAAAATATAAAGAGATCGGTATTCAGTTAAGGCTTTTAATTGGGTATGATGACCATGATGATTTGGAATATATTAGTCCAATCCTTATGGACTTGGATGCTGACAATAATTTCTTGGGATTGGGCTTTGATTACATCCTCACTTATGACATGTATGTCAATTTGAAGACTGCTTACCAGAAGTTTATTGAACACGAAAAGAGTAAGGAAGAGAATTCACGTGAGCATGGAGGAGAATATACAGCAAAAACTCTTGATGATTTTTTGGATTCAAAACAATCAAACTATTTTGTGACTATTCGTAAGTCTATCTTAGTAGACAAAACAGACGGAACCTTTAAAGAGGAACAATATATTAATTTGAAAGATGCTACTAATTTTAGGTTATATGATGTGATCAATTTCCAATATATCAATGCTAAAAGAAATGTTGATAACAAGGATGTTGATAAAACATTGTCGTCTCAGACGTCCGAATTATACAGAATTCAAGAAATGGCGGATGAACAACAGGATGCCATTGAAAAGTTCCAAGATAGTTTAAAAGATACCGATAAGGTCCTATCGTCTATTTATGACAATATGTTTTCAGATATTGTAGATAAAGTCCGAAGATTCGGAGGCATGTCAAGAAACGAAACGATCATTAAGGTTGTATCATCTTTGCAACATCGAGAGATGTTGAAAGGAAATACTACAGTAGTTTATCAACAGGAAGACAAAGAACTTCCGGAAAACTATAATGGACTTGGGTATATGAACCTTATTTCGATGATCTTTGATATTGATTTGATAATAAAGAGAATGCAAAGAAATAAGGAACGAAAGCCTGCGGATATCAATCTGTTGTTTATAGAGGAGCCAGAAGCACATACACATCCACAAATGCAATATGTATTTATCAAGAATATCAAAAATCTTTTGCGTCAAGGAATACAACACAAAAATGGCATAAAGCGAAAACTACAATACATCATAAGTTCTCATTCTTCTCATATCGTATCTGATTGCGATTTCGATGATATCAAGTACTTGACACACCCTATTTGCAATGGAAGTGTTGAAATAAATGCAGTCATAGCAAAAAACATAAAGGAGCTTCAAAATGAATACGACGATGAATATAAACACTATTTTGCCTTTCTAAAACAATATCTGACGCTGAATAGGAGTGACTTGTTCTTTGCGGATAAGGCGATCTTTATTGAAGGTGATACAGAAAGAATACTACTTCCTGCTATGATGAAAAAGATAGACCAAGAATGCGAGTTGGAAGGTAATGAAGAATTTCTCATGTCGCAGAACATTTCTATTATCGAAGTAGGGGCATATTCTCATATATTTGAGAAATTTTTGAGATTCATTGGGTTGCGAAAATGTCTGGTTATAACAGATATTGACTGTTGCAAGTCTGTGGTAAAAAAAGACAAGAACGGAAAGGAAGGGACGTATATTGAAAAAACGAAGTATGATGCAGCGGATGACACAATAGTTACTTCTAATGCGTCTATCAAATTCTTTTTGAATAACACCAAAAAGGTCAAAGATATTCTTGCAATGTACCCCACCATTCTGTCATGGAACATTAAGAATAAAAGGTGGGAAACAGATGAAAGAGGATATTTAAGACTTACATTCCAATATGGCAAGAAAGACACATATCAACCACGTAGTTTTGAAGATGCCTTCTTTAGTGAAAATGAAAAGTTCATTACTGAAAATACTTTTTCTTCACTACATCCAAATAGCTTAGAGCAATTTAAAAGTGATAAAGATGCTTATGAACTAGCAAACAATGGCGTGAGTGGAAAATCATCCCTTGCTATCGAAATATTGCTCAACAGCAAAAAGGAAGGTTCTTGCGATTTTTCAAATTGGGTTGTTCCTACATATATAAAAGAAGGACTATTATGGCTGAGGAAAGATTAAAAGATGAATTACAAAATATAACTGAGCAAATCACTAAAGGTCATCATTTTTTATTAAGTGGTGGGGCTGGTAGTGGCAAGACTTATACTCTTGTGCAGGTTGTTAAATGGATTATTGAAAATTATCCATCGTCACAAGTGGCTTGTATTACATATACGAATGCTGCAGTTAAAGAAATAGCCGAACGGGTGAACCATGACAATCTCGTAGTTGCTACAATACATGATTTCCTTTGGGATAATATTAAAAATTATCAAAAAGAATTGTCCCAAACTGTTATTAGGCTACTGAATATGCCGGATTCTGGATTGCATATTTCTGGCCTAGACGAAATTCCTGTGGATTATTTTTGTAATAGAGATAAACCTGTCACCATAAGTTACCAAGAGCATACAAATCTTAAGGAAGGAATTTTGTCTCATGATGAAGTGATTGCTGTTGCCTATGAGATGTTTAAAGAATACAAGAAACTATGTGATATTCTAAAGAGTCGCTATCCTTTTGTTTTGATTGATGAATATCAGGATACATTTCCTATGGTAATTGAGATTATGCTCGGTTTCTTGAAGCAGTCCGACAAAAAGAACATTATCGGTTTCTTTGGAGATGCTATGCAGTGTATCTATGATAAAGGTGTTGGCGATTTGAATAAATATAAGTTTGATGGTACGAAAGGAGAAGTGTACGAAGTTCAGAAGTGTCAAAATAGACGAAACCCTTCATTAGTTATTGATTTAGCTAATAAAATTCGCACAGATGGGTTGGTACAAGAACCTTCTAATGATGACAAGGCACCAAATATGGAAAATGGTCATGTTAAGAGTGGTGAGGTATTGTTTGTATTTTCACAACAAGAAGGAAACGTATTGCCAAATGTAAGATCATATCTTACTCAGCAAAAAGGTTGGAATTTTCATGATGCAAAAGTAACTAAAGAACTGAATTTGACTCATAATCTCATTGCTGGAAAAGCCGGTTTTGCAAATTTAATGGAAATATATAATGGCGATCCAATTCTTGGGTATGTGAAAAACAAAGTCAAGCCTTGTGCAGAAGCCTATTTTACAAAGGATGAAATGGAAGGGAAAACATTGGCTGACATTTTGAATGGTCTGCAAGCCAAAGGAATTGAATCAAATCCATACGAACCGACCAAAACTCAAAAAAGTTTTATCACAAGTCATGCTCTCTTATACGAAAGGGCAAAGAAGTATAAATTTGAGAGTTTAATACATACTTATGTAGATAAGTCACAATTGGTTGATGACAAGAAACAAAGTGAAGATGAAGAAAGCAAAACGGGGTCAAAACGTTCTCCTTTAGTAAAACATCTCTGCAAGATAGAACAAGCTATTAGGCGTTTTAAAGATGGTAATGTCTCTGAATTTCTCAAAGTCACAGGATATACGCAAAGTCGTTATTCTGGTGACGATAGAAAAATAAAGAGTAAAGCAGACAAGATAAGATTAAACGAGTCTATTAATAAGCTACAGAATGCGGATACTAAGACTATAAGTGATGTGATAGAGCTAGCAGACAAAGAGAGTATTTGTTTGATTGATGACAAGTTAGATAATTATAAAGAGCGTTACCCTTATATTTACGACAGAGTGATGGAGGTTTCATATAGCGAATTTGTAAATTTGTATGATTATCTTGAGGGACAAACTCCATTCTCCACTCAACATAAAACAAAAGGGGCAGAATTTGATAATGTTCTTGTTATTCTTGATAATGGAAGGTGGAACAACTACAATTTTGAAAAATTGTTCACCGCTTCTATAGATGAACTCCAGGAATCTGTAGTGCAACGTACTAGAAAAATTTTCTACGTGTGTTGTACTAGAACAAAGGAGAAATTGGCTGTCTATTATCATAAACCAAATGCTGACGTTTTAGCTAAAGCACGAGAATTATTTGGAATCCCTAATGTGATAGAAATCCCCAAGAATTAAATATACATTAGGAACAATAGTAGGATATAATGGTTTCATTTGAAGATGGATAAACTGACCAAGGAACAGCGTCATCGTTGCATGTCTGCAATAAAGGGCAAGGATACTAAACCTGAATTACTGGTAAGAAAGTTCTTGTTCAGCCGTGGCTTTCGGTATAGGCTGAATCACCCACGGCTTCCCGGACATCCCGATTTGGTTTTACGTAAATACGGAACTGTTATTTTCGTAAATGGTTGCTTTTGGCATGGTCATGAAGGATGCAAATATTATGTTCTACCCAAAACAAATGTTGAGTTTTGGAAGAATAAAATTGAGCGTAATCGGAGCAGGGATATAGAGGAACGGCAGCAGCTAACTTCAATGGGTTGGCATTGTATTACCGTTTGGGAATGTCAGTTGAAACCGAAAGTCCGCCAACAGACTTTAGAGGCTTTAGAATACACGCTTTACCATATTTATCTTGAGGATAGAAGAATCAAATCATATGAGACAACTGAAGAAGAATATAGCATGGTGGCAGAACCCATTGAAAGTTATGGCAAATCGAAATGAATAATTGCGAAGGTGATAATTTAAATTATGGCAAAGAATCTAGAAATACGGAATAGTATAGGAAAGTGACGGACTAATTCAAAATGATAGCATTATTAATAATCCACAAAATCGATGCTTTATTATGGTAACCATATATTTTGACAAACAGTTTTTTAGTTATCTATTCAATGCCAAAGAGGAAAAATATATCATTTTGCGAGATAAAATACTGTCTCATAAAGATGATTTCGTTTTTTTATTTTCAGATGCTCATCTATTGGATCTTCAACAAGACAGTACTGATATAAAATACAAAGAAATGGATTTCATGCAATCCATTGTAGGGGAAAATTGTTTGATATGCAAAGATTCGAATATTGTTGTAGCGAACGAATCCCCTCGCTCGGCTTTCAGTCATTTTGCAAATACACAACAATTGTCTTGGCTGGATAATTTTGATTTGTCACAAATACCCAAAGAGCAATATGATTTCATTAATAATGCTATTGATTTGTCCATTAAAGACTTGAAAGGAGAACTTGAATTAGATTGGATAACAAAGAGAACTCCTATACATACGAATGAACTAAATGTGAATAAAGATGAGTTTTCTTCATTCCTTAAATTTATCATAGCCAATCTTTATGATAAAAAGGATACGTATAAAGCAATGAGAGATGTAGCTATGGAAAATTATAATCCTACAAAGATTACAGCGGATGGTGACAGGGTTTTTAATGACCAGTTGTCATCATCTCCATTAGGTTTGTCCTTCATTAATCTCATTAAGGCTGTATCAAATCAGTTAGGAATGTCATCTTTAGGTTTTGGCATGGCATATTTTTTATCTTATACTCTCCTTGATTTATTAGGGATTTGTAGGGAGCCACGGAAGAAAGTTAAAATACGAAACATGCAAACTGATAGTTTTCATAGTTTCTTTGGAACATATTGTGATTGCATTGTTAGCGATGATGAAGGAGTGCGTGATAAGAGCAAAATTTTATATCGTCTTTTTAATGTTGAAACTCAGGTGTATTCAATAGATGAGTTTATAGGGCAATTTGACAAGGCAATAAATGATAATAAAAAAACAGCAAGAGAGTATTTTGATGAAATTCGTAATGATTACGAACAAAAAGAAGTGCTTCATACAGAAAATCACTCTGAATATACAATTACACAGTTAAAAGCAGCACACAAATACTTCGGATATTTTAATCACATGTTTGAAAGAGAATCTAAAGATGGAACAGTAATTATGCTTCATAAAAACATAAATATTAAAAATTCAATTTATGTACAAGAAGTAGAAGTGATAGTAAATAGAATTGCTCGCATCTTTAACAGTATGGGAGCAGAAATTAGATTGTTTGACAAAGAAACTGATTGGGAGCAAATAAGGTCAGATAATTGGAGAAGAGGAGTGGATTTTAATGATGCAGAGGCATATCTTGCAAAGTTTAAAGACATTCCTGCCTTGTATTTTTTAATAGAGTTTAAGAACCCAAGTTGAATCTGTTTTTATAATCTCAATAGGTAAAACGCTTAAATAATAAAGCACATGGACGAACAGAACAAAGTAATCATATACACTGCCAGTGACGGTCAGACAAAAATAGATGTGAAGCTCGAAGATGAGACGCTGTGGCTTACGCAGGCTCAGATGTGCGAACTTTATCAGACTTCCAGAACCAACGTTGTCGAGCATATAAAGCATATATATGAAGAAGGGGAGTTGGAGAAGGAAGCAACCTGTCGGAATTTCCGACAGGTTCGGGAGGAAGGAGGCAGAAAAGTTGAGCGAGAAATGACTTTCTACAATTTAGATATGATAATTGCTCTCGGTTATCGTGTTCGCTCCATTATTGCAACACGTTTCCGCCAATGGGCTACTCTGCGGTTGAAGGAGTATATGGTAAAGGGCTTTACGCTTGATGACGAACGGTTGAAGAAACTGGGTGGTGGAGGCTATTGGAAGGAACTTTTGGAAAGAATCAGGGATATCCGTGCCACAGAAAAGGTGATGTATCGTCAGGTGCTTGAAATATATGCCACCAGTATTGACTATGACCCAAGGGCTTCCGTGTCACAGAAGTTTTTCAAGAAAGTTCAGAACAAGATACATTATGCGATTCACGGGCATACGGCAGCGGAGCTTATCGTTGAACGGGCTGATGCAGAGAAAGATTTTATGGGGTTGTTGACTTTCAAGGGTAATCATCCTACATTGATGGAGGCCAAGACCGCAAAGAACTATCTGGACGACAAAGAACTTCGTGCCATGGGACAATTGGTTTCAGGGTATCTGGATTTTGCTGAGCGACAGGCAGAGCGTGAACAACCGATGACCATGAATGACTGGGCTGCCTATTTGGATAGGATTCTGACAATGTCTGGAGAAAAACTTTTGCAAGGTTCTGGAAGTGTTTCTCATGAAGATGCAATGGATCACGCCACCAATGAGTACCGCAAATATAAGCAACGTACCATCAGCGATGTGGAACATGATTATCTGTTGTCGATAAAAACTATCGAGGACTTGGGTAAGAAAGGTGGTACGCAATAGACAACAACTGAACATTATTAAGTTATGGGCAGGAATACCTTGAAATTATGCCAAAGAATATAGAAATACGTAATAGTACAGCTGAGTTTCTCATCTTCATGCTTGAAGGCAAGGAGGATGGGATTCAGGTGATGTATAAAGGTGAGACAATTTGGGCTACACAAAAGGCTATATCGCAGCTTTTTGATGTGGGAGTACCTGCAATCAGCAAGCATCTTAAAAACATCTTTGAGAGTGGAGAGTTGGTTGAAAATTCAGTTATTTCCAAAATGGAAACAACTGCTTCGGATGGCAAGAACTATAACACGACATTCTACAATCTCGATGCCATTATCAGTGTCGGATATAGAGTTAATTCTGTTCGTGCCACTCAGTTCCGGCAGTGGTGTACGTTTGTACTCCGCCAGTTTGCTATTCGCGGATATGTGCTTGATCATAAGCGAATGGAGAACGGGGCTTTCTTAGGTGTGGATTACTTTGAGCATTTGCTTGCCGAAATAAGGGAGATAAGGTTGAGTGAACGTCGTTTTTATCAGAAACTCACGGATATCTATGCTACGGCTATAGACTATAACAAGGATGCTCCGACAACACGTCTTTTCTTCAAGAAGGTACAGAACAAAATGCACTATGCTGTGCATGGGCATACCGCTGCAGAGTTGATTGTAGAACGAGCTAATGCGAATAAGGAACACATGGGTTTGACCACTTGGGAAAATGCTCCGAATGGAAAAATTGTCAAAACTGATGTGTCCGTAGCAAAGAACTATTTACGAGAGAAAGAATTGGATGAAATGGGCAGAATGGTCAATGCGTTCCTTGATATGGCAGAAAGTATGGCTAAGCGTCATATCCCTATGACAATGGAAGATTGGGCAAAACGAATAGACAAATTCATTAATTTATTTGATAGCCCAATATTGCAGGACAGCGGAAAAGTTTCTGCCGAATTTGCTAAAGAGTTTGCTGAATCAGAGTTTGAAAAGTACAGGATCATTCAAGACCGTCTTTTCCAATCTGATTTTGATAGATTTGAGGATAACAGTCTTCCTCCATTGGATGTGGAATAATTATGATGCCATTCGGAAGTTGGCAAAATCAATCTTAGGAATCTGGCAGATTCATGTCGTTAAATTGGCAAGCGTTCGTACAATAGTTCTGTGTTCATCATATAATATCTGCATTTATGGTGGCCGACATTACTCCGGAATACCGACATTGGAACTTGAATTATGAAAAACGATTCCTAAAAGAGTTTGCGAAAGAGCAAGAACAGTTCCTGAAAGACGGAAATAAGTTCCTAAAGGTGATGAAGTGTTCCTGAAAGAAACTGCTGAGTTCACAAAAGAGTTCATAAAAGAACCGGTAGGGTTCATAAAAGAGTTCGTAAAAGAACTACTGAAATACGCTTGTCTATGGTATCTGTCAAACAGAGCCTACAAAGATGTTGGACAACACTCCAAAATACGATGCACATGGAGTGAAAACGAACTCCATAGTTGCTATAAAGTTCAATCCTGCTTGCTGGGGGATTGGCAGGTTCTCACGAGCGATTTATCGCTTGGGGTATTGAGTTACCCTAACTCAATAAGGTTTGTATAATGGGCAAGCCCTATATGCATTTAAGTAGGCGAAATTCGATACTGTTTCAAGTAGTGTGTCTGAGGTGAGATAAAAAGAAAGTCTACGGATTTCTTTAGATTTGTAAAAGAGAAAACAACAAATACAAAAGAATCGTAGACTAATGGATTTCACAAAGGAACAACTTTCCGAGGTATTATGCAAGCATGCGGAAAGAGAAAACGGTCTCCAGGACCTGATGGAGATAATGATTGAGAGTATGATGGTCGCTGAAAGACGAGAGTATTTGCGCGAAGACGGCCTGCCGGGAGATAAGGGTAACGGCTTCAGGGAGGGCCACACATACGGTCAAGGCCGGACACTGACGTTCCGGATACCGAGAGACCGCTATGGCAACTTCCATCCGCGTATATTAGCAATATTAAGAAATCAGGAGGAAGAGTGTGAGAGGCTTGCCGGCACACTGTACAGCAAGGGTCTGACACAGGAGCAGGTCGGAGATGTCTTCAATGACATCTATGGAGAGCACTACAGCAAGGCGAGCATCTCGAGGATGCTGGACTACCTGCGAAAAGATGTCCAGGAGTGGCTGGACCGCAGTCTGGAAGCATACTATCCGGTCCTCTTCATCGACTGTGTACACATAAAGATCCATCGCAAGCGCAGTGTGGACACGGAAGCGTTCTATGTGCTTCTGGCCGTGAAGGAAGACAAGACGAGAGAAGTGATAGGCATCTACAACAAGCCTACGGAAAGCGCCCACGGATGGGGTGAGATGCTTAATGACATATATGAGAGAGGTGTCGAGAGGATAGGTCTAATATGCGCGGATGGTCTGAAAGGACTTGAGGATGTGATAGCCGAAGTCTTTCCTAAAACGCCCTTGCAGCGCTGCACGACACACCTGAAGCGCAGCGTCATCAGCGACGTGCGCATTGGTGACAAGCGAGAAGTCGCGGAGGATCTCAAGCAGGTGTTCCGCACCGGTGACAGGAACTACACAGTGGAGAAGGCTTGGGTGGAGTGGCAGTCATTCTGTGACAAGTGGGGGCGGTACTATAGGACAATAAAACGTAGGCGTGATGACTGTTCCTACAAACTGTACTTCACGTACCTGAATTATGACCACCGTATACAGTCGATGATCTACACGACAAACTGGATAGAACGGCTCCAGAAGGACTTCAGGAGGGTCACCAGGATGCGAGGCGCGATGCCTAACGAGGAATCGGTGCTCCTGCTTATGGGCAAGACCGCAATGGATAAGAAATCGTACCTGAGGCAGGTACCAAGAATAGATCTGGACGCGACTTTATTCCCTCCGGAGAAGGCGGCACCGCAGCCGGAATATACGACCTCCGGCTGCTACGAACCGAAGCTGCGCGAGTTCGCTTGAATGGCTCGCTCCGCTTCGGCCGTTGCCGAAAAGGGCGAAGTATATAAAAACTGATTATATTTGCACATCTAAAGACTCCGAAAGACCGGCTCCGGACACACTAAGTGAAACACTACCCGAAATTCGTATTTTGTCGAGAAAGTAATACCAGAGCTGGCAAAAAGAAAAAATGTCCAAATAACGCCTTTTTCTCATCAATCAGCTTGCTGAAGGATTTGGTAATCTCAAACGACCGATTGGTTGCTTGGGGGATTATGCTACCCATATAAGATAATGTCTGTACAACGGGCAAGCCCAATCAATGGCAGCGACCGATTCCGTGAATTATCATGAAACCAGTCGTTGCGCTTGAACTTTGACTTATATACGAATAGGCACTTTTAGAATAAAGTCAAGTGGGGGATTAGTAGTGATAATCAGGCATGAACCGATAAATGCCACGGCTTTCCTGAATCACCATCCGTTTGTTCGTGAGGAACTTAATCAACTCTACAATCTTGTTGTGATTCAATTTCGTTCCTGCCAGTTCGTAGGCAGTGGTCAGTTCTTCTTCCAAAGCCTTATATCCCGAAATCATCTCTTTTCCGTCAAAAGCCAATTCGAGGCCTTGCGATGGATGGCTTCGTGGATGTCTTTATAAGGGGAGAACGGTTCCTGCTTGGGACGACCTACGCTCTTTTTTGTCGGCACATAGTCCGGCAGAAGTTCGGGAAGTGATTGGTCATTGATGCAGAAAGCGAATGGCAGAAAGTCTTTGGAACGGGTGTGCACACTTTCCACTTTGCTGATGTTGCTGTCATCTTTGTCTTTTTCAATTTGAATGACCGTTTCCGCTTTGTTGTTGATTTCCGTGCCGATGTGCCCACGGGCATTTTCATCGCTTTTGTTCTGGTGAAGGATGGTGTGAAGATGAATCTGGTATTCGTCAGTCCACTGCATGAGTTTGGAGATTACGCACGTGGCTTCGCTCGGAGAATTAATGTCATAAACCAAGTCGCGGATTCCGTCAATCACCACGAAACCGAGACCCTCAATCTGATTGATGGCATCATCTATGATAGCCAAACGCTCCTTCGGATTGAACTTGCGTAGAGCGAGAAAATAGAAACGGTCGCAATCCTCATTAGCCGGCAACTCTGCCAGTTTCATGATACGATGCATCACAATCATACAATGGTTTTGACTTTGTTCTGTGTCGATGTAAAGGATGCGGTTCTTTCCTTCAGGGAAGTCCGTTGTGTAGTTAAGAATTTCCTTCCCTGACAAAGCTGCTGCCACCATAGCGGAAACATTGAAAGTCTTTTTGCTTTTAGCCTTGCCTATGGATGCACTGAAATTTCCCAATGTCCCGACAGGCACTCCACCTATTTTCAGAACTTCCGGCTCCTGCTCGTACTCCTTTTCCAAGCTGAGCATGGTATCTTGCCATCTTGTAGCGACCTGGGCAAGATCTTGAATGGGTGTTGGCGTTTCCATACTCACCAGTTTTTAGGGTTAGGCTTGCGACGATGTGAGGCATACATCGCTTCGTTTTCCTCATCGTATGTGAGAGGTACTGACGTTTTGCGTGATGCTTCCAGCCATTTGTCGAGCTCGTCACGATAGATATAGAGGTGCTTTCCTTGCTTGATTACCGGAATGCTGTCCTTCTTTATCTTGTAATAAAAGGTGGAGATCGGCATTTTCAGATATGCACAGGCTTCCTGTACCGTCATAGGTACGTGCAGATTCTCCTTTGGTTCACTTTGACGGTTAAGAGTGTCTCTAAGCAAATTTTCCATACTTGCGATTCGCTCGCATAGTTCGCCTACCACTTTCGGCAGGTCGTTAAAAGTTAACTCAGTTGCAGTCATATTATCAATAATTTAAATTAATATGCTGCAAACCAATAGAATGAAATCTTACAGAAATTCGTCAGCAGGAAGAATGATTACCGTCTGCACGGTTTAATTCTCAAGTATTGTTATGAAAGCGGAAATCTCCTTTGTCCGGCACGTCAATAGGGATGTCGCATGGGGCATTAACACGCAAATTGGCTTCCAGATATTCTATATCAGCGTTTCGCAATTCGTATGGGAAAGATGATTTGATAAATACCGCCCTGTCGCGGCGGGAGACTCCAAGCCGTTCTCCGATATTCCAAGCCAAATGTCTTAAAGAGGGAGAACTGAGCTTCGTTTCTTTCGTTGAATGGATTGGCTGGCAGTCTGTCACCCGATTTTCGGCAAGACACTCGATATTGTGGAATAACGTGCTGATATTCTCCTTTGACAGATATTTCGAGGTCTTTTCCACCACATATTCATGGATGGCTATCATGGTATCCCTTTTCCGTTTCACCTCTTTCAGTTGCTCTTCCACGAGAATGCTCTCATATTTTTCCAAACTGTCAGGCATTTGCTTCAGTATAACCGGTTGAGTCTCTGTTATAGAATTATTTGGGCTAACCTCTTGCGAACAATTATTTTGTACTTGCTCTTTTATGGCACAATTGTTAATACTCTTATAAAGTCCCACCATTACTTTGCGGAATACGGCAAAGGTCAAAATGAGCATTACCAAAGAAATAATAAAAATGGTGACATCAAACAGGATGTAGTGATTGAACTTTTCACCAAGATTGTATGCGGTGAGTGCCGAGAGTGAAACGATTACCACTCCAACGAGACTGCTGATGTCCGCTGTTTTCTGAACTTGTACATTATTCTCCATATAGTTGTGATTGTTTACAATTCTATGCCACAAAGTTCAGCACTAATTTCTATATAACCATAAATACTAATGGTTGTTGGACAGATATTTATAAATAATTATGGTTAGAATATGAATCATACTCAGAAATCATACTCTAACCGTATAAAAAGCGGTGTTTATGCCCGTTAGTTCTTACGAATCAGGGAGATTTTATTGCTGGCTTTTCGCTTGTTGCTATCCACTACTTTCATGTATCGTTGGGTAGTGGTGATGCTTTTGTGCGCCATGATACTTTGAATGGTTCGGATGTCAGTTCCGGCAGCCGCCTGCAAGGTGGCAAATGTTCTCCGGTACGAGTGGAACGTGATGTTTTTGGTGATACCGGCAGTTCGAATCCACTCTTTCATGGGGTATTGCGTCCAGCATCTTTTCAAACCTTTGAATACCAGCCCTGTCTTTTCCGGGGAATAGCCGATTAATTGCAAGGCTTCGTCACTAATGGGTATGATATCTTCTGTCTTTGTCTTTTGAGTGACGGTATGGACGCATTTTCCTCCGGCTGCAAAGTCAACGATTTCTTCCCATCGCAATGTGAGAATATCGCTTATTCTCAAACTTGTCAGGCAAGAGAACAACGAGGCGGTTTTCAGTACCGGTATCTTGCAAGGTGTTTCTGCCAATCTGTACAGTTCTTCTACGCTGAGATAATCTTTGACGACATCTTCCGGTTCTATTTTCTCCAAGAAATCGTTTACATTGGAATGAATCAGTTTATTGCGATAGAGTATTTTGAGGAATCCTCTGAATGTGGACCAGTAGCCCACGGCTGAATTGCGTGATATGGGACGCTCCGGACGTCTCAGTTGCTTCGCATTGAGCAGATACTCTCTGAACTTGTTGCATAAGTCCACATCAATCTCCTCGAATGAGCATTTACCGCCCACGAAATTGCAGAAGTGCAGATAGACGAACTCCCATTTCTGGTCGTGCTTGCGGAGTGTCTTCTTATAATAGGCAAGGAAATCTCCTTTCATCTTGCTCTTGTCAAAGAAATCATACCGCTCATTGACGATGGATTCAAAACGTCGGCATCGGATAGCTTCCGCCTTTTCCGACATGATGGCATTGAAGTTCTGTTCCCGTTGATTCTTAGGGTCGGCATAGATGTAGATGCCCAAAGATTCATGACGGATTACCTTCATACTCTCTTTGTCGCGATAACCGGGATAATAATCCAGATAGAACGACAACATGTTTTTCTTTAGAGGTCTTGTCCTCAATGTTACAGTTTTACATTCGTGCATAATGATAAATATTATATTTGGTGAATAATCTGTTGCAAATCAATACAATGAAACAACGCTGATGACTGCCATTACTGAAAATGATTCTTGTCTGTGCAGAATAATTCTCAGATGCCGGATTTTTCAGCCATAACCTTGTCAAAATCCTCTTTCAGCAGGAACATCGACTTGCCGTGGTGCATCTTCCGTATGCTGTTGTACCTCGCATAATTGTAGACATCATCCCTGCGAATGCCGTATTTTTCCATCGCTTCGGCTACGCTGTAATACCTTTCCCGTTGGTCGAAGCCACCGTTTTTGATGATGTCGATATGGTCTTTTGAATACTGGACTTTGCCATAAACGACACGGGACGGGATTTTATGGCGATGCACAAACGAACATCGGGCATCTTTGCTCATGCCGTAGATTTCTTCCATTTGCTCTGCACCAATCCATTCCTTGATATTGTCAGCCGCTTGGTACTTGGCAAAGAATCGGTCAACTGACAGTTGCTCGTAATAGTTGAACCCACCATGACTGATTTTAGGAATGTCGTTTTCACGGCACAGCTTGCAAATGGTTTTCCTGTTCATCTGATAGGTCGTTGCAATTTGTTCGGATGAGTAATAGCCTTCAGGGATTACAAAAGTTTCTTTCGGCCGGTCGCATTCCTTTTCCCGTTTCTTGGGCGTATATGTTCCATCACGATGCTCAATATAGACTTTTTCAAACTCCGAACGGAGCACCATTGTCCGGCTTCCTTGCTTGAACCGCTTGATGTCGTACTTGTTGACATAGTAGCTGATATTAATCTTGGTAAGTCCGTATTTCTCGGTGATTTCATCGTAGGTATAGTAGTCGGGATTCAGCTTCTCCTGCTTTTCCTTAATCGCGTCTATATGGGCACGGGAATAATACACCTCGTGGTGGCGGTTGATTCGGGGGATATTGTGTCGCATGGCAAAGGTGACAACGGCATTACGGCTCATACCGTATTTGTCCATAACCTGCTCCGGAGTATAGTAACTCGCTGGATTGATTTCCTCGGCAAGGTCCGCGAAGTATTTGTCTATAAGACTGCGGTTGTAAAATACCCGATTGCCCTCTTCAATCTTCGGAATGTTATACAGCTTGCATCTGCGGTAGAGGGTTTTCTTTTGGATTTGGTACTTCTCCAATACCTCATTCGTGGTGTAATAGAGTGCAGTCTGCTTCCTTCCATAATTACGTTTCTTGTAATCAGGAGCATTATCGAACATCTTTTCAATGTCCGACTTGCGGATAATGGTACGCCCACGAAGTTGTAAAGCCCGGATGATTCCGACAGCCATGTGGCGATAGATTGTCGCACGACTGATACCTAAAAGGGTAGCGGCTTCGGCAGGGGAGAGATACAACTTGCTTCCCACGATGCCGACTTCCTGCATGGGCTGCTCATTTTGCCGTTCCTCGTAAGCCTGCAATCGTTGCTTCCGCTTCTTCTCTTTGTACGCTTTTTCATTGCACGATTTGCTGCAATAGCGTGTTACCATTGTGTGTGCTATAAATGGTTTGCCGCACCACTGGCATTTTCTCTGTACTTCCATATATTTGCTTTTTGCACATATATGCCTTGGTCTCGGCATACAATCAACACGAGGTTGTTGTCTGCACTCGACTTTCGGCAATATTCGTCGCCTTTAATTTCGTCGATTCTGTCTCAACGCGTCTCACAATTTCTCACAGCGTCTCACACTGTGTCTTCTATAGCGGTTTGGCACATTCTCATTGCGTCTCACATCGTGCCTAAGATGTCGCTATGATGAGTGCGAAGTGTCCGCTTATTTGTTCGGCGGTAGAATTATGGTACAAAATGATGCTGGAAATCCGCAACCAGTCCGATTTGACTGAAAACAGCATAAAAAGAAAAGCCACTGGTTCTCAGCGGCTTTCTTCTAATTGGCTATGGTTGTTTATGGCTGCTTACAAGCCATCATTTCCCTATGCCGAATGTTCCTAACCTTATCTTTTATCATTGATTTTCAATGTTTTAGTTGTTTTAGATAAGAGCAACAGCAACAGAATAGCAACAAATTTGCAGAAAACCCTGTTTCGGGTCTTGTCTTCTGCTGACAAAGATATGGAATTTGAGTTAACACGCAAAGAATGTCGTCATCAGGGGTAATTTCGCCAATCAACTCAGAGAGGGAAGACACGGAGACACGAAAAAGGCGGTCTTTGAACCGCCCATCTTCTTATTTATATGTCAGTTTCTTGTCAGCCTTGAACAGATTTCGGTAAACCGAGTATTCAACCTCAAAATAATGCGTGTCGATGAGTTCTTTCATGGCGTGGGGGTAAAGCCTGAAACGGACAACGTCTTTCCCGTTTGATGTCTTGACACGCTTCAAGACAATGAATGTCAAAGGCGGGTATTCTTTCTCCCAATATCTTTCGGCGTAACCCTCTCCGTTTGTTCTCTTGTAAGAATCGTACATTGTTTCTGTGGCTGATCGCATACTTTCACAAAGAGAGATAAAGAACGGAAACGAGTATTCTGCATGCCCCTTGAACATTTTGTCATAAAAACGGGGCGTTATCGTCAAAACCTGACCAACTTTAAGTGAGTCCATTTGATTATAGTCTTTCTCTGAGATAAGAGCAGCCATCATCATTCTTTTATAAATCCATTCTGTCTGTAATGCTGGATAATGCCAACTGTATTCTTTGAAGTCAAGAAACATATATCTCTTTTTCTGATAATCGCCAATGAAAAGGCTGTTGAAGTTCTCAATGGATACGCCCTCCCCAAGATAAATGAGTTTTGTATTCTTTCGGCTCTCCCATTGACCTGTCTCGCTGTTTTGCTGCCAAAACATGGCGTTCTTGATTTCTTTTGACTTATAAGAGAGTTGTTCAGGCTCTTTGTTAACCCTGTCTTGTGCCGATATACTCAGAGAGGCGAATAACGCCGCTGTCAAGATTAAAATCGCTTTTCTCATTGTTCTTTGTGTTATGCCTCTGCCACCGCCTTTGTCTCAGAAGCGCACACAAGAAACGTGGGCACTCCTTGTTGGTCAGAGGCATCGCCAAACGCCCGAACACTCCACAAGGAAAATGCCCACGTATATGACGCGGGCATCCACCATTGCTTCTGAGTGTTCTGAATTTTTGGCGATTTTCTGACCTCAACTGCAACAGCAAACGCTATTTTGTTCAAATATGTCGTGCCAAAGGTACTGAAAATCTCAAAATTTCCGATAGTTTTTCCGATTTATTTTCTTATAAGATAATCAGATAAAGCGTTTAATCAGGCTGAAAAGCTCTTTCCTGAACAGTATCAGGACAATGACCAGCAAGCCCCAGAAACCGTACATCTGTGTTTTCTGCCACCAAGTCAGTTCACGTTCAACCTCAACCGTTTCATAGACGGTTCTGTCCTTGTACCTGTAAACGATGCTGTCTTTCCGTTCAACAGGCGTTTCAACCTCAAACGGCTTTTCCTGTGGCTTTGTGTTCAGGTCATGATACAGCGTACCGTCAGGGTTTATCCGTGCGTCAGAGACGGCGTAGTCATTTTCCAAGTGTGAAGTGCTGTCGGCTGTTGTCCTCTCCGCTGTCTGAGCGGGGATTTCAAGATAAACGGTGTCTTTGACATATTCTGTCCGTGTCTGAACCTCGACCCTTACGCTGTCCTGCTGATGTGTTGTTTCGGTCAGGCGGCGTGTCGTTCCACAACCGCCCAACAGAAACATCAGCGATATGAAGATAAGAACCCGTTTCATTGTCAGTTGTCTTTGATGAAGTTCAGAATGCCGTTGACATGAAGCCCGATGATCGTCTTTTTCCCTGTCTCGGACAGAAGATAGGCGACATCCTCTCTGTTGTCCTGAAAAAGGTTCTCAGTCAGGACGGCGGGGCATTTCGTATGTTTGAGAATATAAAAATGCGCCTCCTTGTCAGGGTCTCCGTCAGTCATGTCCTTTCTTATCTTGAAGCCCGCTTTCTCGGCTTCACGGTAAAGACAGGTGGCAAGTTCATCAGCCTTTGTCTCGCCGACAGAAGTCCAAGCCTCCCAGCCCCGTGCGTTCATCCATTGACCGTTTCCCGCAGCGTTGCAATGAACTGAGATAAGAATAACATTCTTTGTGCCGAACTTATCGCAGACTGCATTCACTCGCTGACAGCGCACGACAAGAGGGATATCAGTTTCTTCCGTGACTATGCGTTCAGCGTCAAAGCCCCGTTCTTTCAGTTCTGAAACAATTCTCTCGGCTATCTCTCTTGCGTATGCGTACTCTCTCAGAGAACCGTCAGGGGAACATTTCCCCTTTGTGTCAACTCCGTGACCGTTGTCTATTAAGATTTTCATCTGTTTTTTGTTTTAAGTTAGATACACCCGATAATAATCCCGATAAGGTCGCACAAAAGGTCTTTCTTTTCAAAAGACCCCTTTTTGAGCCATTTGTCCCAAACAAACTCTTTTGCGATACCGACAAAAGCCGTTATCAGAACAGCCCACCACAGGGGCAGGACAAGGTTCAGAACGCGGACTAAGACGGAACAGCATAAAATATGCAGGAGACCGTCTTGACCGATGTAATTCAAAATCTTCTCTTTCATTGTTTATTCCTCCTTTTTATCTGTTGATTTATCTTTGTTCTTTCTCTCGCTCAAAGCCTTGTTTATTCCGCCGCCAGCCATGAATCCGCCGACACAGAGAACAAACAAGCCCAAAGCGTCAAGGTCTGTTTTCAGACTCCCGTTCACACAAACATCCCATATCAGGCAGAAGCACACGCACAGACCTATTAAAGCCCAGACAATGCTTGAAAGTACAAGGGCAAAAGACTTGCTGCTGTCAAGGGTGTTAGCCCTTATCAGGCTTTTCAGATATTCAGCTATCTTCATTCTCATCTTTATTGTCTGTTTCTTTATTGTCCTCATAGAACGCATCATAATCCCCAGCTGCAAGTTTTTTCAGGCGGCAATATGTACGCTTCGGTAACCGCCCTTTGAAACATTCATCATCAGGGCGCACACAAATGTTGTGTTCAGCTTCTTTAAGGGCAAGTTTCAACTCGTTATTCTCACGGATCAGGGCGTTGTTCTCTCTCTCCTGTTCATGCTTCTCTGCATATAACTTGTCGAGACGGTCATTAAGTTCCTTAATCTTTTCGTCCTGTTGTTCTATACGCTTCTGCAAGCTCCCCACAAGGGATTTCATCACATTAAGTTCCTTTTCATCAGCCTCAATGTTCTTCATTCGGCGTTCAGGTTTCATGAAAAACAGGAATTTTATCAACCCTATACCGCCAAGAGAACTGACAGCCAGAACAACAACTTTCACTATTTCGCTTAATACATCCATGAGGTTTTGAGTTTAATTGAGTTTGAGACAAAGGTACGATAAACTGATTATATTGTAATCACACAAGGGCGTAATTTTCCATTTTAGCCTCCAATTCATTAATCCTGTCACGTTTCAACTGTCTTTCAGTCGAAAGGCTGTCGATGTCATAAGGAAGCGGTGCGCCCGTCAGGGACGCTTCATAACACTTCATGACCCGATAATCGGTCGCAGAAAGCTCATCTTTCAAGGTCTGAATTTCAGCCCTGATTTTCTGAACATCAAATTTCTTCACATATTGATACCCGATGTGGTCGCCCGCATCATAAGGTATAGGGATGATGACAAAATCAGGGTCATCGCATGAAAGGCTGTCCTCGACAATCTTGTCAACAGGCTTCCATTCATCTGACAGGTTCTGAACCTGTTCTTCAACACTGACCGTCCGTGCGTGTGAAACGCCGTCTTCATCAACCCAGTTCTCCGTGAACTCCGAGAGGAAGCGGGAATTCAAAATGCCCCCCTCAATGTAACCGTATTCAATCAATTCTTCTTCCATGATAAATTAGTATTTATATTTTGAAACAACCCAAACTTGAACATTCTCCCCGTTGATTGCCGCTTTTACAAAATGAGCAATAAGCTCCTGCCCCTCGCTGACATCATAATACTCGTTTTCTGTATGGTCATCAAATATCTTCTGACCGTTTCTGGGATAAATCCGCATGTAACCCGTCCACCATTGTTTGAAGATGATTGTTTGACCCTCACGGGTTGATGCAGGGAGGTATACTTTTGCCTGACCGCTTGTAAAGCCAACAACAAGGCTCATAGCGTCTGTTATATATGTGCTTGTTGCTGTGATATATTTAACGCCGTAAATAAGCCCTTTTATTTTCAGGTTGAAGAAATAACCGCCGTATGACGGGGCTGTCCCTGAGTTTGAGGCATACCCGTACATCCCTGCGATAAGTCTTTCATCATCCCCCAGCGACCATTCGCTTTTATTAAGACTTCCAAAACCGAGAGCACATATAGCAGCCCGCTGGTCCACTCCTGTTGAAGCCGCCACACATTGAGTTCCCGCCCTGTTCGCGAAGATACCTGTCGGGGACATATAGCTGACCGTGCTTGAATTGTTCTTTGAACGTGTCTCAACGATTCCGCTTCCAGCATCAAGCGTGATGACAGAACCGAGATTTTCCTGAGAATAAGAACCACCCGAAGTCGCTGACGTGATTTTTATCCGTTTGTTCTTCGCGTCAAGCTCAATTATGTCTCCCGTTCCGAGCGTTGATACAATGCGCCCGCCTTTCATGAACCAGTCTCCGATGTTCGCACCCTCCGCCAATAACAGGTTTGTCGCAACGCTTTCAAATGAAGCCCCGAAAGAGTTCCATTTGTTTGTGTTCGGCGGGGCGACATTTGAGAATGTCCCAGCGTCAATGCGGGCGATATAATATGTTGAACCGTTTTTGACACAATCAAGGCGGTTTTTGTTCCCGTAATATGACTTTGATGAACTGTATGTTCCCCTGTAAACCATAACAGGGCTTGAACCGTCTGCGCCGTCCTTGCCGTTATACGGGGTTAGCCTGACAGGTGTTGTCCATTGGCTGACAAGCGTCTTCCCGTCCCCTGACTTCACGGCTGATGTCATCCACAGATATTCAGCCGACCCGACAGAGGGCGTTGTCGTTGTCCAACCGCTCGGGTTCAAAGATGACTTTGAGAGAGACGGCGGAGAAGTTGTAGAGCCGTTCTTTGCAAATCTCAGTTCAGTATAATTACCCGCTAAACCGTCATCACCCTTGTCGCCTTTCACCCCTTTGATTTGACCGACATTCTCCCATTTTGAGCCGTTCCAAACATACAAGTCCCCGTTGATGATGTATGCGTCCCCCTCAGTTCCCGTTGCGGGGAGCTTTGAAGTGTCAGACAGCGTGCCTTTGATTGTTATGCTCGTTCCGTCAGCCCCCTTTGAGCCTTTTGCCGTGACCGTCCAATAAACCGTGTTTGACGGGGCGACACCCTTTGCGGGCGTGGCGTAAATGTAACGGTAGGTTGATGTCAGACCGTTCAGGGTGTAAGTGACCTCATCGCCGTTATAATATGTGTACGATGAGTTGTAAGCCCCCCTGAAACAGCCGATATAACTTTCTGAACCGCTCTGGCTTTGAACGATAGTCCCCTTGATTTTCAGTTCCCCGTCCCCGTTGACATTATATGACAGCTTGTCTCCGAGTTTGAGGGCGTTTGCCACGAAATCAAAGAAACTGTTCCCGTCCCCTGAAACAACCCTGTCAGTTGTCACACGTCCAGGCAGAACCTCCGAGAAACCATACAGGGTAACGAAACTTCTCACACCGTCATACTCTGAATTGAGGACACCGACAAGAAGATGATAGAACCCTGAGACAGCCTCCATTTTGATAGCTGTCTCAGACAGAATGAAACTTCCCGTCTGTGCCGTTCTTGAAACTTTGGCGTACAGATAGTATTTCTTTGACCCGTCATCAAGCCGTCCGCTTGTATAGGCACTCATGTTCCAATACTTGTATTCAGAGGCTTTGTGCGCTGAACTGATAGAGGCTATCCCGAGCGTCATGTGCTGAATTATGCCCGCCTCCGCTAAAAGCTGTTTCGCCTCAATGTCATAAGTTATGCTGTGGGCGACCTGAACGGGGTTTGTCTTTGAATTGACGAACCTGAATTGAAGACTTTCATCGCCGACAAGCATTGACATCGTCTGAACCGCAATCGGGTTGATTGAGTTCGTGAAGTTCTCCAGCAGAGCGTCTTCAAGCATTGAGATAGTCTCCTTTGCGTCCCTGAACCGTCTCTTTGTGAACTGAATTGAAGCACGGTGCAGGTCTTCCATGACAACGCCCTCGCTTTTCAGCTCATTGAGCGTTGAAGACACGCCTCCGCTGACGGTTGTGTTTGAAAGTTCAATTACGGGGCTGTACGGCTTGTTGATATAATCCTTTACCCCCGTTATGCGAACGAGAACACCGTCTTTCTGAAACTGTTCATCAGAGAACAGGATATAGCCGCCGAGCTTGATCCGACCGCCGATGTTCAGCCAGTCTTTCTTTGACCAAATCCCGTCAAGTTCTCCCGTGAACGTGAATTTCTGTTCTTCATTGTCAAAAAGATATTTCACGGCGGCACGGAACATATCCCACGAAGCACCCGTCTTTGTCTCATCGTCACGGATATAGCTGTCAGGCAACATACACTTGAAGACAGCATATTTGTCGCCCGCTTTCGGGGCGAATGTGGCGTTCGGCATTGTCTGACCGTCTAACTCTGCGGGAACAATCTCGAACCGCCTTGCAGCCTTGTTTTTGACCGCTTCATGATAATACTTGACCTCAAATTCACGCCCCGCAAGCATACCTGACTGAAAGATGATTGTCATCGTCTCGCCCTCAATCAGGCATTCTTCATAATTCAGCGTGGACGGGATGCTTGTGTCGATGATGTCATAGAAATTATTCCCTGCGTCAACAACGGCAACGCTGCTGACCGTTCCGACACGCTTCGGATAAATCTCAGAACAGTCAAGACTGTCTTCGGCGAGCGATGACAGTTGTTTGTCATAACGCCGTATTGACAAGCCCGATTCATCTACCACATAATTGCGGGCGTTAGCCTTGACAAAGCCCGCCTCGTTCTCAAAGTGTTCCCCGTCATAGGCGAGTGTCTGACCAGCGGGAAGCTTGAGTTCAGAAGAACCGTATTTTGACGGGTCTATGTTATCCGTTCCGCCCTGAACAAAGAGTATTTCAATCGGTGGGGTGTCTCCTGTGTTTGAACGCCCGACACCTGACTTGAATCCGTTTCCACGCCCATAGGAAAGAGGCAGGGGTGCGCTCTTGTTGTACTCTACCTTTTTCAGTGACACACGCTTTCCGACAAACTCATATTCCGTGTTGAACTGTGAAGCCTGTTTTTGAAGCGCAGCGATACAGAAGTCATGATCGTATGCGATAAGGGTCTCAACGCCGTCAACACAGTCTCCGACCGTCCAGCCCGTGTCACGGCGGTTCATGTTGTCAACGAACATTTGAAGATGTTCAATCGGCTTTGCGGTCAAAGAGAACTTCAAACGCCCGTCAACGGGATTTCTGAACTTCCAAATCTTCGCCTTTGCTTCGGGAGCTTCAAAAATGACCGTGTATTCAAACAGCCGCTTGTGCTTCATCTTGAAGTTCTCAGGGCGTTCAAGCGTGAATTTCTCCCCCTGAAACTCACAATAAGCCCCGACAGGTATCTCAACATGTTCGGGCAGGGAATAATAAAGAGTAAGGCTGTGGTCGCCCATTATGACCCTGTTCCGATAACTGTTGTCATCGACCTCTACATCAAGAACCCTGTACCCGAGATTATTGTAAATTATCATATCATTAAACTTTGAGTTATTTTTTCCGAATTTCCCCGCATTTCAATTATCTTTTATGATTGGTATGTTTATACCATAATCATTTTTTGCTTGAAATATGGGGCTAAAAAAGCCTTTTCAGGTACAAAGAGGCTTCCCGTCACTCATTTCGTGTTGAACGGCGGCGGGAAGCTGTCTTTGAATGTTACTGAATGCCGAATTCAAGGCAGTCGGCATCCACCTGTGCTTTCAGGGTGGCACGCTCGGACAAATAAGCCTTGTAAGCGGCTATCTTCGCCTTTGCCACCTCACTTGTCTTTGAGCCGTCATACATTCCGAGATTAGCGGCGTTGAACTCATTGACAAGTTTCTGTTCCTGATTGTTGTCCCACTTCTCCGTGATAACCCTTTCAGTTATCTTGTTTGAAGACAGGGGCGACCATACAGTCACTTCCTCGCACTTCCATTGTTCCTTGACAGGGGCTTCCGCCTGAGCGGTCACGCCGTCTGTCTCGGCAGGGGCGGGGTTCTCGACTTTCTGAATGTTGAAGCGGTAAACGAAACTACCGTTACCGACAGCCTCCAATTTGGTCGGCTGATTGTCATAAAATGCTACCATAATAAGACGGTTTAATGATTGTTTTTAATAAATGTTTGCTGTTGCTGTGTTGTGCCCAGCCGAGCCACGGGGCGACCGCCTGTTTATAAGCCTTTGCGTCAAGCGGGGGCTGGCGGCGGTTCAGGCGTGAAACGGCGTGACAGAAATTTTTCTTTATGCTCTTTCGGATAAGTTTCTGTTCACGGAAGAACTGATACCCGACATAATCAAGCGCACGACCGTGCCTGTCCTGACGGTTCTTCGCTATGGGGAATATCTGATAATTCCCTTTGATTGTCAGTTCAAGGTCGTTTTCAAGATAGTCTTTGATGAACTTGAAGACCTCATGAAGAACTTCCTTGCTCTCGGCGAGAAACGGGATGTCATCAGCGTACTCAACACAGGCGATGTGCGGTCTTTCTTTCAGGTTCAAAGCCTTTCTGACAAGTTCAGGCAGCTTCTCGTTGACCCAATGCATGAAATAACACAGGTACAGGTTCGCAAGATATTGACTGAGATAATTTCCGATGGGAAGTCCCTCTGCGCTGTCTATAATCTCATCAAGAAGCCACAACAGGTCAGTGTCCTTGATTTTTCTGCGTACAAGCCTCTTTGTCACTCTGTGGCTGATTGAGGGGTAGTACTTCTTGATGTCAATTTTCAGACAGTAGAGCGGCTTGCCCTTGAAATCCCTGATTATCTTGTCAACCTGACGAGCGCAGCCCTCAATGCCACGCCCCTTGACACAGGAATAAGTGTTGTAAGTGAAAGTCTTGACCCAAATCGGTTCAAGAACATTCATGATCGCATGATGAACTATCCTGTCGGGATAATACGGGAGGCGAAAGATAAGACGTTCTTTCGGCTCATATATCGTGAAGACATCATACGGAGAAGTCTTGAATGTCTTTGTCAACAGGGCTTCATGCAGGGCAAGGATATTCGCTTCACGGTTCTTGTCGTGAACCCTGACCCCGTATGTCCGTGTCTTCCCTCTGCGGGCTTTCTCATCGGCGAGCCGCAAGTTTTCAACGGAGATTATCTTCTGATATAAGTTGCCAATTCTTTTCATCTTCTCTGCTTTGCTTTTCTTAGTTGGAGTCTTCGGTAGCCCATACAACGGGCGTTCCTACCAACACCTTTCGGGGTTTGCGTGATATTTTTTGCCAAGTGGCAAGGCTGTCATTCTTTTATCTTGTTTCATTTCTCAGAACCAATTTCAAAAGCATAGGTGAGAACCGATGTTCGTATTCGAATTCGAGGGGGTGTTATTCGAGTTCGCATAGGCGAGACCTGCATTCGCACCGTTATTCGCGTTACCGCTGAACAACACACCACAAGAATGACCCACCTTTTATGTTGTTATCTCATTGTCTTCATCTTCATTCAAAATAATACCTGTTACCGTTGCTTCTCAATGTCACACGGCGTGGGAACGCTTTCAGTTCCTTGATTTTCTTCAAGACATAAAGGATGTCGGAAGAACCCGTGAAGAATTTCTTGGCGTTTGATTCCAAATCGTCCTTTGACATCTTGATTTTGACAAGCGTCTGACCTTTTGTGCCCTTACTCTTGCTGAACCTTGTCGGGACTTCTTCAATGAAATCGACAACCCAAAATGTCGTGTTGACAAGTTTTGATTGAGTTGTTTCATCGCAGTTGAAACTTCGGCTGCTTTCGTCTCTCGGTATTCTCAGAAAAGCGAGGCTTCCGTCATCTTCTCCCTGAATGTTGTTCTTATCTTCAATCATTCTATTTTGTCTTTTATTGTTTTGTCTTTGATAACCCAGCCCCCGTTGAAAGAGGCTGGGTAGATAATTGTCACGTCATTGAACGGGTTTACGCTGTTGCGGGGATAAAGCAAAGGCGAGAACCGAGGCTCGCAGGCGAATGCGAGGGGGCGTTAGTCGAGTGCGCAGAGGCGAGACCCCCAGCCGCACCGTCAGACGCGCGACCGCCGAACAACACACCACGCAACGTCTCTGATGTCGGAATGTTGGTATAGTGATAATCACAGAAGAACTGTGTCGAACCACCGCCGACAAGTGACGGCATGATTTCGCCGCCCTCTCCGAAGATTATCTCTTTGACATAACCCTCCGCACGGGCTTCATTCCCGACATGGCTGTAACCCTCATAGTTCGTGTCGTTGAACTTCTCGGGGTCATCACAGATGAACACCTTTGACAGGTTGTCCCCGCCGTTATCAGTGGTTGGGCTGATACGGACATTGATAGCGTCTGTCCATTTCCATATATGACCAAACGGATTTTCAATGCCCCTGTAACGAGGAACATCAAAAGTCTTTGTGATTGTTGAGTCATCATTTGCGGCGGTATAAGAGACAGTTCCCGTCTGATTTCCGAGCGTGTCTGTGTGCCCGCAGGGAACGAACGGATAATAACCGTTGAAATTTGACCATGTTCCGTCCCATGTTGTCACGCCAGCACCGAGACCGCCCTGATGATAGCCCTCCGCCGTCAGTTCTGAGTTATGAGCCGCCTGAGAGTTCAGTGTGGCATACTCAATGGCAAAGAGCCAGAACAGGGTCTTGTGCGCCTGATAGACATAACAGTTCCACGCCTTTGAAGAAGTGTTTCTTTTGCGGGCGGCTGTTCTGAAAGCCGTGCGGCTCATCGCTGTCACGGGGCGACCGAGAAATGTCCGATAAGTGCCGTCATACTCAGTGTTGTTGTTCCCGCCTCTGTAATCCGTTCCCATGTTAGCCACAGAACAGAGCTTGCCCGTGCTTCGCTCAATGGCGGCTTCATAGGCTGACACATAAATCAAGGGGACTTGTGTGTAGCCAGGCAGGGGAAGTTCACTGATGCGGACGGTTCTCTTTGTCCCGTTTGTCTCACATTTGCGGTAATGCATGGGGATTTCGACCATAACCTGACCCCGTGAACCGTCTCTGACCTGACCCGTCCAATCTCGTGGGTCAAGATACTCAACGACCTTTCCGCTGTCATCAAGAAGACAACCCCGCATACGGCTTTGAATGGGAACGCTCTTGTGCATAGCCAAATTTCCGACACGGGTACATGACGGAGATGAAACAGACGTGTCAAACTCAATGCCGTAACTGCAATCTTCCTCAACATAAGGAAGCAGAGAGGCGAGGGCAGCTTTCTTGCTTTCCCCGTCTTCGTCAAGAACCTCGACAAACAGGTTGTAGGGGTTCGTCCCTGAAACATTCGGGAGGTCACTCAGACGCTTCCCGTTCTGAAATGCTTCGATAATCTGCTTGATTACCTCTTCTTCTTGTGCTGATAGTGCCATAATCTTACTTGTTTAAGAATTTGAAAATAGTTTTACCTTTATCTGAAATGAACATGACCGAAGACGGTGTGTTCAGTCTCATTTCTTTGCTTCTGTTCCGTCTCTGGGCAACCCATGACCTAATACGCCTTGAAACGGATACTAACAGGCTCACTTTCATACATCTTCTTCCTCCACATTTTGACCGCTTCCCCAATAAATGTCATTCGTTTTCATGATTTCCGTGTCAGGGGCGATTTCCCTGATCGCAAGCGGCGACCAATCATTGAACGCTACGGGTGCTTCTGAGAAATCCCCGTCTTGATAACACTTCACAGAAATAACCGTGTCAAGCGTTGACACGCTGAACTTCGGTCTTATGTAGATTGAGAACAAAGCACCTTTAGGGAGCTTGAAGCCTTGTGACAAGTCTGTAATCTTTCCATGCGAGACGATACGCCCGCCGTTCATTGTTTCGCTGATGTAGCCTTTCTTTGCCATAAATCTGATATTTTGAATGTTGTTTTAATTAAGCCGCAGAACGCCGCTTTGAGTGAAGCGGAGTTGTGTGCGGGTGTTGACAAGTCTCAATGTCGGGTCGCCGACCTCAACCAAAAGCGTCTTGGCGAGAGAGGTGTTGCAGGTTGGTATGACATGAACAACGCTTTTACCTTTCGCCACAGGCGTTACAAGCCCGTCTGTGCCCACGACTACAGCCCTGTTGTCACTGATATAAATCAGGTTCTTCAAAGCCGTCAGAGGGCTTAAAACAGCCTTTATCCTTATCTGGTTGACATTCCCGAACGTGATACGGGGAAGAGGCTCAACCGTCAGACCTGTCGGCACAAGGTTCTGAATGGTCAGCAGGGTTTCAGCCGTTGCCGCTTCCGCCTCTGATGTAGCCTGAACCGCATCCGCTGTCGCTTCATTTGCGGCTTCTGTGGCGGCGTTACAGGCTTGTGTCGCAGACTTGGAAGCCTCTGTTGCCTTTTGAGCCTCAGACGTTGCGTCCTGAGCGTTTTTCGTTGCAGTCTGGGCGTTCTTTGTCGCTGTCTGAGCCTCTGTTGTCGCCTTGACAGCGTTGTTTGTGGCGGTCACGGCATTTTCGGTTGCCTTTTGAGCGTTGGCGGTAGCCGTGTCAGCGTTCTTCTTCGCTGTGTTGGCGGCTGCTGTGGCGGTTTCGGCATTCGCGACAGCCGTGTTTGTCTTGTCTTCAACGAACTGCAGTGAGACCTTGACACTTCTGTTCTGTGAATCCGTTCCTATCGTGAACAGACCTTTCAAGGTGCTGCACAGAGGCAGTTCAGATATTTTTATTTTCTTCATCTGTATATGGTTTTAATTGTTGAACCTGAGATTTCCGTTTGCGGTCAAACGCAATGTCTGTTTGTTGTTCACAAAGCGCATTGACACGTATGAATAGCTGTCTAACATCAAGTCAATGGCGTAAACATCATTCTCCGTGAAGATGACAATGCCGTCCTCAGAGGCGAGAACAGTTCCGCTTTCATCAATTCTGAAATCCCTCGTGAAACAGAGCGTCAGCGTGAATTTCAGCCAAATCCTGTCATCGGGGAAAAACTCAGAGACGGAACATGACTTATAATAGAACGGGAAATCCTGTTCAAGCTCCTTGACCCACAGCGTCCGTTCATTGGGCTGAATAAGGTCATAAAGAAGCGCATCATAGTTCCGCCACAGTTGCTCAACGCTGTTGGCACGCATGAGAATGTTCAGTTTGACATCCTTTGCCTTGAAGAAGACATTCTTCCCGTCATATATCGCCCCTGTCTTTGTCTTGATGTTCCTCAGCATATTCTGTTTGACTGCGGCTGTTTTGATGACTTCCGCAAAACTTCCTGAAATAACCCTCGCCCCGTAGTTTGTCAGAGGGACATCATCTATCAGATAATCATCGGAAGCCGCGATATAACTGACAGGGGCTTTATAGGTATAGCCGTCAAGTGGATAATCGTCAGCGAACTTCAAAGTCTCACGCCCAAGAGTGACGGCGTATTCACGGTTGCTCTGAGAGACAAGGCGGAGCGTGTATTTCCGCCCGATGAAAGCGCAGTCAAAGACGTGATAAGAACCGTCAGAGAGCATGTCGATAAATTCATAATAGCGGCTGAAAACGCCCGAAATGGCAAAAGTTATGCTCACTTCACGGGTGTTCAGAACGGGATTTGACAGGTCGGCTTCAATGCCGTCTTCATCCTGCCAGTCGTTCTTCTCAACGTCTTTCAGCGGCGGCATGGCGACAAGCGTGTTCCACCCGCCGTCCGTGACATAAACGCCGTACTGTTTGTAAACGTCATAACCGTCTATGTATAATTTACCTGACATCATAATATGACCGCATTTCCAGATATGTTACGGATAACCTGACAGCCTTTTGACCCTGAGACAGACACGACAGACCAGCCCGAAGCGTTGATGATCGCTTTCGCCCCGTGAAGCAGAAAGACCTCATGCCGTTCAAGCGTATCACACGTTATTGTTGCGCTCGTTCTGCCGACAAGAACGACCCTTTTGGGGTTTCTGAGCGTCAGAACGCCCGAATCAATATACACACCCTGTTTCTCAGGCTCAAACGGCTTGAAAAGGCGGAATGTCGCCATGTTCGGGAAACGGTTGTTTATGCAGAACTCCATACCCTGCGGGGAACAGAACAGGGCGACAATGTCTTCAAGTGTCTTTTCTGTTCCCTTGAACCGATGACAAGACCCAAGCAGTCTCGCTTGGGAATAGACCTGTCTTATAACTTCTTCAATGTTCATAATCATTTCAATTTTACGCCTTTGAGGGCTATGTCGTTAACTGTATCTTTCATTTCTTTCACTGAACTTTCAACGTCTTCAACGAGACCCGAAATGCGCTCCGTGTGTGTCTCAATGTTCAAGACTGACTGCAAAATCATGTTCACGACAGACAGAATGATTTTTGTGTTCTCCGAGATTGAATAGGTGTGTCCCTGTATGGCTGTCGCCCGCCCGTTGAGTTCATCAACGCTTTCCTGCGAAGCCGTTGCGATACCTTTCTCAGAGGCTTCTCGTGTCGCTTCTTCTGTCACGTCAAACATTGATTTAACACTGTCAGGGAGATTTTCCCAAATCGTTGCGAAATCATCGCCGACAGCGTTAAGGTCCGCTGCGAAGCTGCCCATGGAGTTTATCACGCTGTCAAGGGTGTTTTCTCCACTTCCGTTGGGAAACCATATCTTCTTATATTTGTCAAAGATTTCCCCGAGCGGTTCTTCAAGGAACTTTGAGACAAGCATACGTTTCATAACGTCAGCCACAATTTCGTTCACTTTGTCGCCCCAAGCCTCCGCATAGTCTTCGCCCGCCTGAAACGCCTCAAAGAAAGCGTCCCCAAGTTCGCTTGCAATCTCAGAACTTGACCCGCCGATGATGTCCTCCACCATGTCATTGATGATTTGAACAGCCTCCTGACCAAGTTCCTCAATCTGACGCTGCCATTCCTCAATCTGACCGCCGTCTGACTTCTTCTTGCTCTGTTCAGCCTCAATCTGTTCCTGAATGAGAATTTGCTGCTGTGCGATGTTTTCAAGCTGTTCTTTCGCCGAAGCATATTTCTCGCCTCCGAGAGCCTTGTCAGCCGTGTATTCAATGTTGGCGTATGCTTTTGCAAGTTTTTCGGCTGTCTTTTCAAGAACCTCTGAGTTAGATGAAACATTCGTAAATAGAAGCCTCCAAGCCCCTGCCACATCCCCAACGGCAAGTTTGTTCTTCAACAGTTCTTGATATGTTTCACTCAACGCCTGTCTGACACGCTCAACAGCCTTTCCGCTGTTCTCTTGAAGCCTCACGATGTCGGCGTTATCAAGTTCCCACTGAAGCTGGTCAATACGACCCTGCAACGCCTCTATGTGTTCCTGTTTTTCATCATCGCTGTTGAACAGGTTGACGATCTGCATGACAATCTGCATGGCGGCAGAAATGATAGTCAGAATGACAGAAGCCTTTTCAACAGTGCTTATTGCAGTAGCCGCAGCGACAGCCGTTCCCTGAATGCCCGCTGATGACATATTCACAAGCTGAACAATGCCATTTATCATTGAGAGCGATGAAGTCGTTATATTGCCAGCAACAGAGATTATTTCGCCCGCAACGCCTCCGACCGTGTTCCCGATACTCTCAAACTGTTTTTCGCATTCAAGAAGTGTCTTGTAGAGGTCTTTCCACTCTTTGACGGAGCGTTTGTCAGGGCTGACATCATTCTTTGCCTGTGCGCTCTGAACTTTGTTCTTCGCTGTCGTGACTTTCGCACGGGCGACAGACAGTTGTTTGTCAGAAGCCCCGCCGTTCTTTTCAAGGTCAGCGAGTTCCTGTTCAGCCCGTTCCAAGACCTGTTGCAACTGTTCAAGGGTCATGTCTGCAATTTGATTACACCACGCCTGATATGTCGCCTCCCGTTCAGCGAACATTTCATCAACACGCCGCAGGGCTTCTTCCTCCTGTCTGTTCAGTTCATCGACATTGCCCTGCGTGACACCCTGACGGAGAACGGGACTTCCGCTCTCATCAAGAACATAATTCCCCTGTTCATCTGTCTGATACAGGGCTTTCCGCTTCTTCTCATATTCTTCGGCTATCTCTGTCCTCTGCTGCTCATAAGTCAGAACGTCTTTCAGCATATCATCCAAAGCTGCCCTGTTCCCGTTGACCTGAATTTGACGGGCTATTTCGGCATAGGAACGCAGCATAGCCTGTTGCTCAGAAGACAGGTCAGCCGTTGTCAGGTTCAGGGAGGCTCGGTATTCAATCTCCTGTTCCTTTGTCGCTTTCGGGTTCTGATTGAGCCATTCAAGGGTCTTTTTGTCTTTCAGGTCTTCAATCATCTTCTGCGCCCGCTTGTCATTCTCGGCAATAAGACGGTCGTAGTTCAACTGAACCTGCGCAACGGTCTTCTCATAACCGTCATCCATAGCGTTGATTTGAGCCTGACGGATGTCAAACTCAGCCTGTGTGACGGCTTCTGAAACCTTGTCTGAATACTCCCGTATCTTCTCATTGCGTTGAGCCGTCTCGTTGGCTATCTTCTGTTGTTCTTTGGCGGCTCTTTCCTCATCCCTTTCTTCCGCTTTGGTCTTTGTCGTTGTCCCCGCCTGTTCAAACAGCCCCTGAAATTCCGATGACACTTCCGACATTTTCTTTGTGTATCGGTTGATACGCTCATCAATGGCGTTCAGAACAGGGTCGTTGGCGATAGACCTGTTGAACGCTTCACGGGCGTTTTTCGCCCCCTGTTCAGTATAGACCCAATTTCCGCTTCGGTCAACATATTCGTTGCCGCCCTGTGTCGTGTGAGAATAGCCAGGCACTTTGCTTCCAGCCTGAATTTTATCCCGTTGGTCTTCAAGCTGCATTTGACGCTCAATTCTCTTTGCGTATTCCTCATCGACCTTGCTCTGCCATGCAGCCGCCTCCGCACGCTTCTTGAAAGCGGTCATCATGACTGATGTGTTCTTGACAAAGATGTTTTCAGCGTCATTGACACTTGTAACGGCTATGCCGAGTTCCTTGAACTTTGTCTGACTTTCCTTTATCCATTGACGCTGTTCATGTGCTGTTTTACAGTTCTTGTACTCGGCTTGCAGGGTCTTGTATGTTGATATGGCTTTGCCCGCAGATTCCCCGACACGCTTGTTGAACTCTTCCGCTTCCTCTCTCTCAGCCTTGATTGCGTCAGCGGCTTCATCGGTCGTGTCCCTGAACAGGGCGAACGCAGAGACGGCGGCTGCGACAACAGACAAGACAAGTCCGAGCGGGTTAGCCTTGACAGCCATGTTAAACAGAAGCATAGCGTCCTTTGCCGAACGGATTGACCTTGACAGGGACAAAACAGCCTGAACCGTTCCCCAGATGTTCATCAGCTTGTGTGCGGCGGCAACAGCGATGACGGCGGCTTTGTACGCCCCGTATGTAGCGATGACGGTCAGAAGAACTTTCCCGACTGTCTCCCAGTTCTCAATCAGGGTTGAGACAAGACCGAGAGCGTCATTGATAACACCCTCGTTCTGTTTCCCGATTTCATTGAACATTGTATCAATAGCGTCCTCAATGTTTGAAATCTGCCCTGTTATGCTTTGAGATTGAGCCGCCATGAGACCGCCGAACATGCTGCCCTCGTTTGTCAGGTTAATGATCGCCTGTTCAACTTCGGGGAAGCCTACTTTTCCCTCCTCCACAAGTGCCTTGACCTGATTTTCGGCAACGCCGAACTGCTGGGCAAGCTGTTCAATCAAGGGAATACCACGCCCCAAGAACTGATTGAGGTCTTGCGTGTACAAACGCCCCTGAACCATTGTTGTTCCGTATAGATAGGCGAGGTCATTTATCGGGATTGAAAGACCAGCGGCGATGTCTCCAAGGCGGATTAAGGTTTCATTCACTTTGTCGGCTTCAACACCGTAGGCGAGAAGCTGTTTTGCTGACTGAGCGATGTCGGTCAGACCGAACGGGGTCGTGGCGGCTGTCTTGACAAGTTGAGACATCAGCGCATCAGCCTGAGCCGCCGAGCCAAGCATTGTCTTGAACGCTATTTCAAGCTGCTGAAACTCTCCACGGACGGTCGCAACCTGAGTGACAAAGTTCTTTATCTGAGAGACGGCGAACACGCCAGCGGCGGCTGCGCCAATCTTCTTGAACGCTTCATCAATTCTGTCGCCCTCTGTCTCGGCTGTCTGCCCGATGCCTTGAAGCAGACGGCGTGATTCGGACGCATCAGTCCTCAGTTGGCTGTTGTCAAGACCGACACCGTAATTTAATCTTCCTCCGTCATTGTTCATATTCAGTCGCTTTAATCGCAGTTCTCAAAAAATTCTCTTACCTTGTCTCTGTTCTTCGGGTCATCGGCTTTGATGATGTCTTGTTCTTTGTCTTTCTTATCGTCTGTCTTCCTGTCATAAGTCGGAAGAACAGCACTGAACATTATCATGTTTGTATAGCTGATGTCATACAGGACATAATCAAAACAGAGGTTGAAGCCTTTGGCGAAACCCGCCACTACCGCCCAAATGCTGTCATTCAGTTCTCCACTTTCCTTTGATGAAGAAGATTTACTTCGGTCAGGAAAGTGGTAAGCCCGAAAAAATCGGCTATGTTCATGCTTGAAAGAAGACTTGTCACAGTGTTGTTCAGTTCTCTCGGCGAGAGTTCTTCAAGAACTTCACGGGCGAGAGCCTCCTTTCGGTTTATCACTTCTTCAACCTCGACCGTCTTCTTCACACGGATAAGCCCCCACAGATACCGTTTTTCTTTGATTTGCGGGGTTTTCTTTATCTCTGTGATGTTCTTTGCGCCGAGAATCAATATCGCCACGATTTCGCCCAAAATACGACAATCCTTGGCTACTGAAAGTGTTTCTTCAACTATCTTTTCAGCGTCAAGAGCTATTTTCGGAAGCTGTGAGACAGCCTCCGAGACAAGAATGAGAGTTGCCGTACTCGGCGGTGCGGCTTGATATGTATTTCCGCCCACTACAGGAAAGACCG